AAGAGTTTCAAACCTGAATGGCTCAGCGTGGACATTGTCAATGTGTATCAGGAAGTGCGATGGTATTTCCCCAAGCTCAAGTATGGTCACTTGTTGGCATTGCCGTTGACCACGGGATCAGAACCGTTGTGTGCCTACTTCGTCAAAGAAACAAATAAGATTCCTGAAGTGCTCGACATTGCCAAGATGTGGTGATATAATAACAACATGCCAGCAAAGAAAACAGCCAAGTCCAAACAAACTGCTGCTTCCAAAGAACGCAAGCTGGACCTCTTTAGAGAAGTCCTGCCGGCTTTGGATAGACGCAATCTAGGATGGTACGAACAACTGTCCGATGAGCAGAAAAAAGAATATAGTCCGTGGTTGCTGCAAAGATACGCCACGGCAGTGGAAAACAATCCAGACGCACACGAGTATTTCATACAAGCATTCAACGAGCGTTCTAATCGGCACATGAATGATCTCAAGAATCATCCAGAGCTGTTGTGGATGTTGCAGGCCAGCTGCGGTGTGGGTCGCAACTATCGTAGATCCTGGCTGGGTGCTGGCAAGCGTGTGCCCAAGGATCGTGTGACTGAATTCATATCCGATCTGTATCCAGCTGCTGGAGAGGAAGAAATAGATCTCATGAGAGCCATCAACGATGAGAAAGATCTGCGAGAGATAGCCGAGCAGATGAACTTCAAGCGATCAGAGATCAAAGAAGTATTTGGTGATGGTCGATAATATCCGATGCCGCTGGTGCGGCAAGTCGTTCCAGAAAGAAAGTACCTTGATCGCTCACATGTGCGAGACCAAGCGTCGCATGCTGGCAGAGAACGATCGTCCCAATCGTATTGGTTATCATTCTTGGTTGATGTTCCGCAAACTGATGACTCCCAATGTCAAGAAAACACCTGTCTATGAAGACTTTGTCAAAAACAAGTATTACTCCACCTTCGTCAAGCTGGGACATCGCATAGTGGATCTCACCATACCAGATCCAGATGCGTTTGTGCATTTCCTGGTCATGAACTCGGTCAAGTTCTCTAACTGGTCCAAGGACTGGGTGTATGAGATGTATATACGAGAGTTGACCAAAAAAGAAACCATACAGCGTGCCAGTGAACGCACAGTGCTGCTGATGGAACAGTGGAGCATGACAGTCAATAAAGACATTTCTTGTTTCTGGGATGATGTCAGCACCACACAAGCTCTCCATTGGATCAGGACAGGAAAACTGAGTCCATGGGTGTTGTTGGGAACCACACCAGGCAAACATCTATTGAACAGGTTTGACGAGAAGCAGCTACAAGATGTCACGGCATATATAGAACTAGACCCTTGGCGTATCAAGATCGCACGCAACAAAAAGGAGTGCGAGTGGATGCGAGAGGTATTTGATAAGGTGAGTAAAAATGGACCAGTATAAAGATCCGCAAGAAACCTCAGCACGTGTGGTAGAAGACAATAACCAACAGGATCTCAAGGAACTGAGATTTTTGGTTTCCAAGCTGTTCAAGAAGTTGGAAGAAGTAGAAACACGCCTGGCACGCATGGAAGATGGCAGCAAGACACATGCTACAGCGATCAGGACTTTGAGCAAGAGAACACGATGAAAGCCCAAGGCACAGATATTGATATTGACTTGGCTGACAGGGATCAGCTGCTGAAGTTGTTGCCTCATGTGTCGGCTATGCAGAAAGACAACCGAGGCCGCACCGTCAAACACAACACTGGTGTGTATTTCCATGATGTGCCCACGGATCCTTATACTGGATTATGCACACTGGATTTCAGACGTGCAGAAGAAGTGGGCTACTTCAAGATAGATCTGCTGAACGTGGGCATCTATCAAGGCGTGCGTGATCCAGGACATCTAGATCGTCTAGCTGACACTGAACCCGACTGGGATATGTTGCAGCACAAATCCATCATCCAACAACTGTTTCACATACATGCGCATGCAGATCTAGTGATACGGATGCAGCCACGTAGTCTGGATCAACTGGCCATGGTGCTGGCACTGATACGTCCAGGCAAGCGCCATTTGGTAGGACGTTCCTGGGCCGATATCGAACACCAAGTATGGGATCGCAACGAGGACGATGGATACAGCTTCAAACGCAGTCATGCATTGGGTTATGCATTGGCCATCGTTACGCAGATGAATCTGTTGGCCGAACAGGCACAACAGACCAGCTCACACTTCTAGTGGCAATTTCATCTGTGGATCTCTACAGGTCTTACGCAGTCCTCGGAACAAGAGATTCTGACTCACGATCTTGCTTTGTAGACCATCTGTGATGACAGGTATGGCAGATCTAGGATCACATTGCCCGCACATGAATATGTCCACAGCAGAATATCCTTCTTCGGGCCAGGTGTGTATGCTGATGTGGCTTTCAGACAGTACCACCACCCCAGTCACCCCGCATTCGTCACCAAAGTAATGGAAACTGTCCGATAGCACAGTGGCTCCGGCTTCTTTTGCTGCCTTTATCAGGCAAGACCTTATGAGGTCTGAATCTTTGAGTATTTGCGGGTCTGATCCCCAGAACTCCGCGATAAGATGTATGCCAGCATAGGTGGCTTGATTAAAATGTCCGCTCATGACACACGACGAACTCCTTAGTGCAAGTGTCAGAACCCCTTGCCCAATGGACATGTCATCCTGTGTATCAATAATTTATCATCGATGATTCGACGTAGGTCTTGTGCGTGGCCGCCAGTAGGTAGATTATTTCAGTCATTTAAGGTTGAGGATCATTCTTGCGTATCAGCTGTATCTGGCGTCGTTTGATACGTTTAGTGATGACGTTCTGCAATGTGACCACATGCCCTACTACCACATCAAATTCTTTGACAGAAAACGTGTGCAAGCAATATTGGAATCTCTTGAATTTCATACCCAAGACAATGTTGATAGGCAACCGCCGGTTGGTAGCCCACCACCATTCGTCTCCACACTCTAAAAAAGACTTTTTGTCGTCTTCTTGCAGGCGATTGAAAACATACATGCTGACGATGGTATTGTCGTAGTTCTGTATGATACCAATGTATTCTTGTCCGCTGTAGCGGGCCAGGCACAAAAATGGGAATCGTTCTAGCAGTTGATTCACTTCTTCGTTATTAGTCATCAGGGTTATTTACCAAAACATAAATATGGTATGGCACGGAAAAAGGCATGACAGTAGCTTACGTATATGAACAGATCCTGGATATAATGGTCCGGGAAGGAACCCTAAGGAACACACCTATGAATGAGCGTAGATACATTGCTTACATAGGCGTCGATAACACCATTGACTTGCAGTTCAAGAACAGAGACCGCAAGCCTTATGATATCACGCTTAAAACAGTCATTTGGCAGATGACAGATCCCACCACGGGTGATGTATTGGTCAGGAAGCCCGCACCTGCCCAAGATGCAGCAGCCGGTCGTGCTCGTTTGGTGCTGCTGGATCATGACACAGCGGGTTTGCAGCCTGGCATATATCATGTGGGCGTGATGATGGTCAGCAGCGACGGCATCACTGCTGCCAGCTACACTGATCTCAACTATGATGCACGTGCCGAAATAGAACTGCGCAATGGGGCCTACGAACAGTTTCGTTCCAGTGCGACCACATATCAGTTCTCTGGACCATTTGATGCACCAGGCTCAAGCGAGGCGTTGCGTGCCACAGGATTGGTCAGCAATGTCAGCACCTTGAACACTGCTGCTGTCTACATGACCAACTACACCGGCGATGTGATTTGGCAGACAAGTTTGGAAGACACCCCGGTCAACTGGGCGGACATTGGCGACACTGCCAGTTACTCTGGATTCACTGGCATAGCGGATTTCAACATCGATACACGCGCCAAGTGGTTGAGAATCAGATACAATCCTGATCCTCTGAATGCCGGCACTATTGACAGGATCATCAATAGAGCATAAAATAGTCTTGTGAATCTTATACAAGACACCATAAAATCCCACGCGAGAGGACTGCGTTCCACACCCAAAGGTTGGTGGACCACCAACTGTCCCATGTGCTTGACTTTTGGACAACCGCGTCCAGACACACGCCGGCGCGGCGGATTCATCTTTCATCCAGACGGTGCCACTGCCTATCACTGTTTCAACTGTGGTTTCAAAACCAAATGGCGCCCTGGCCAGACTATGGGTCACAAGCTCAAGAGCTTGATGAAACAGATAGGCGTAGACGAAGCAGAGATACAGCGTATCAACATGCGGCTGTTGGCTGAAAAAGACGACACAGTTGATCAGGCACCAGTAGACGACAAACCAATATGGCGTCCAGCATGGCCTCCTTGCGATGTTCCTGGTACCAACCAGCTGCCAGATGATGCATTCGAATATCTAGACAACAGGCGCATGCTGGATCTTGCTGACTGGCATTACAGCAACGACAACAAGTTTTGGAATCTAGATCGGCGTGTGATATTGCCTTATGTGTGGCAAGGTGCCACTGTAGGATATTCTGCCAGATGGATAGGAGATCCTCCCAAAGGGTCACCCAAGACACTGCGCAAAGCACCACCAGACTTTGTGTTCAACCTTGATCCTCAAGGTGCACCACGGCGTTTTGTATTGGTGGTAGAAGGTGAATACGACGCCTTGGCCATCGACGGTGTAGCTGTGTTGCATAACGATATCAATGCCAGGCAAGTGCAGCTGATCACAGATCTAGACGTGGAACCCATAGTGGTTCCAGACCAAGACAACAGCGGAGGACGACTGGCTGAGCGTGCGATTGAATTGGGATGGAGCGTGGCATTTCCAGAATGGGATCCAGGTATCAAGGATGCAGCAGACGCAGCTAGATCATATGGCCGCGTGGCTGCGCTAAACAGCATACTACAATCAAGAGAAGACAATCAGTTGAAGATCAAAATAAGATTAAGGAAAAGCAATGGCTGACAACAACGAAGTCAAGGAATATTCAGATGATCTGCAAAAGCTGTTCTTGGAATTCCTGATTGCCGACGGAGAGCTGGCCAGCCGATGCCAAGGCATCATGAGCCACGAGTATTTCTCCAGGCGTTTGGCACCAGCAGCAGAGTTCGTCAAGAAATATGTGGACGAGTATTCCAATGTGCCCACTGCCGAACAGATCAATGCCACATGCGGTACCTCTCTACAGCAGTTGGGCGAAGAAGTGCGCATACACAGCGAATGGTTTTTGGTCGAGTTCGAACAGTTCTGCAGATACAAGGCTCTAGAGAAGGCCATCCTCAAGAGTGCAGACATGCTGGAGAAGCAGCAGTATGGCGGCGTGGAAAAGCTCATAAGAGAAGCCACACAGATTGGCCTGGCCAAGAGCTTTGGTACAGATTATTATGCTGATCCGCGTTTGCGATTGACCACGCTGAAAGATTCCAACGGACAGGTCTCTACTGGTTGGAGGACCGTGGACGAAAAACTGTATGGCGGATTCAATAGAGGCGAACTCAACCTCTTTGCAGGTGGCTCAGGTGCAGGTAAGAGTCTGTTCTTGCAGAACATTGGATTGAATTGGAGCCAGGCAGGCTACAACGTAGTCTACTTCAGTCTCGAACTGAGCGAAGGCCTGACCAGCTTGCGACTAGACAGCATGATCACTGGTATGCCTACCAAGGAAGTGTTCCGCAACATCGACGATGTGGAACTCAAGGTCAAAATGTCAGGCAAGAAAGCAGGCAAGCTACAGATCGTCCAGCTGCCCAACGGCATCACCATTAACGACCTGCGTGCATGGTTGAAAGAGTTCCAGGTCCAGACAGGACAAAAGGTAGATGCCATCATCGTAGATTACTTGGATCTCATGATGCCAGCAGGGCAGAAAATTTCGGTATCAGACTTGTTCGTCAAAGACAAGCTGGTATCCGAAGAACTGCGTAACTTGGCCATCCAGCTGAACTTGCTCTTGGTCACAGCATCACAGCTGAATCGTTCAGCAGTGGAAACAGTGGAATTTGACCACAGCCATATCGCAGGTGGTTTGAGCAAGATCCAGACAGCCGACAACGTGCTTGGTATCTTCTCCAGCATCGTGTTGCGTGAACGTGGGCGGGTGCAGATACAGTTCATGAAGACTCGCAGTTCCAGCGCAGTTGGACAGAAGATGGAACTGGCATTTGATGTGCACAGCCTGCGCATACGAGACATGGATCCAGATGCCGATGACGGACCCAGTGATGCTGATGTGCTCTACAACAGGATGAAAAATCAAAGAGGCCAAGAAAAAAGTGTCACTGGTGTGGCCAGTGACACTGCTGTGGTCAAACGTGTCGCTAGTGCTGAACAGCTGAGAGCCATGTTGCGCAAAACTCCCAGCGTACCGGAATCATCTCCTCCGGTCAAATGGGAAAAAGCGACCGGTATTCCTGCTTGGGAAAAACCAACGCAGGATTCAGGTTAAGCAGCAGGTTCCTGCTGCTTTTTCAGATCCTGCTTGATGCGTGCTACCAAACTGTTATCGTCGCCGATTAGATCCATCAGCGTGGTCATCACGTCCAACATGACCATGCGCTGTGGGCTGCTCAATGAATTGCCAGCCATCAGTGCTTTCATGGCTGTGCCAAGTGCTGAAACTTGTCCTTTGTCAACCAAGCCATTTTGGGCCAAGCTATACATGCGGCTGATAGCTCTCTGCGTTTTGTTGCGCTCTTCGGCATCGCTTTGTCCTGCAGGTTGTGCATCGTCAATTTTGGCACTGATTCCTGGCTGTTCCTTTGGTGCTTCTTCCAGCTCTGATTCCAGTATGGCCAAACGATCGATGATGTCTCTGATTTGTTGTGTTGCTCGCATGGGTGCAATCCTCCTATGGATCTATTTATGCCATAAATACATTTGGGAGCCAAGATCATGAAGAAACAAACCCGGAGTTTATTGCAAGAAATCAATGACCTGGTACCGCAGCGCGACATACATTTTTTCGTGGAAAGCAAAGCGGTGCAAGCTATTGCCAGTGTGCAAAACCTGATCAGGCTCATCGAAAACAACTACAAGCCAGAAGAGTCATCAGACTTGATCAAGCGTCTGTTCAACAGCATGAAAAGTGGCGATCAGGAAAAATTCCGTCGTGGCGTAAAGAACATAAGAGAGTCTAAGCAATGAAGTTTAGCGATCTGAACGAGCGACGCCAGCTTACCGAAGCCAAAGTAGGCAGAGATCTACAGCATCTGGAGGACTATCTCATAGTGGATGGTGCTGAAGGTGGTATGGACAGCTTGGTCGAGCTCAAGAAGATGTCACAAAGCGCAGGTTCTGCATCTGTCAAATGGGATGGCACCATGGCCATATACTGGGGCAATGATGCACAGGGCAAGTTTTATCTGGTTCCAAACGCACAGTGGGCCAAGAGCCTGGTGTTGGATCGCGAAAGCCTGGCTCAAGAAATACAAAATACTGGACGCAAACGTCCAGATCAGAGCGACGAACAATTTGCTGCCAACCGCAAGTCGCTCAGCGACAAATACATAAAGCTGTGGGACGTTTTTGAAAAAGCCAGTGCTGGCACCCGGGGTTTTTTCAAAGGTGACATAATGTTTGCTGAAAAGCAGTCGCCAGACAAGAGTGGCAACTATGTGTTCACCCCCAACAAAGTCACTTACACTGTGGCTCCCAAAGGATTATATGGCAAGATGCCCACTGCTGAAGTTTTCGTCACGGTGCATGGCAAGGCCGAAGAGCTGGGTTCATCCAAACTGGTAGCAGCCAATCCTGCCGAAATCAAACGTCTGAACAGCACAGCTGAACTGATAGCCTTGGACATACAGCGTCCCTCACAATCGACCACTGTGAACACCACAGGTGTGGACAAAGCACTGGCCTTGGTCAAGCAAAATGCAGGAGCCATCAATGCCATAGCCAATTTCACAGCTCCCAAGTTCACCACGCTCAAGCAGATACTATACAGTTATGCAGTCAAGCTGGGCAAAAGCCACGATTCATTGAACTTTGATGATTGGTTGCTGACTGCCAAGGTCAGCGAGCCACAGAAGGTGATACTGAAACAGCTACAGGCCAAAACCGAATGGCGTGTGTTCTTGAGCACGTTCTTGGCCATCAAGCGTGCCAAGCAAGAAGTGTTTGACCAACTGACACAAAAACACGGTGATGAGATGGCACGCAGCCTGGGCGTGACACAAACCATCAATGGACGAGCCGGCGGAGAAGGTTATGTGACCCCGGCAGGAAAGATAGTGAACCCACATTTCCGCAGCGCACCAGACAATCCCAGGTTTACCGGAGAGATATAACATGGATCAAAATCTAAAACAAGAAATAGACGAAGCTTACAAGAGCATATTCTTGGAGAGCAAACTGTTCAGAAGCAAGAGTGCTGTGGCCGGCATGAGCATCAAGGACGTGGCTGATTATACATTCATGAACATGATAGCATTGTGGATAATGTATAACGAACCCATCACCTCAGGTGCTGCTGCTGGATACGCTGACAGGACTGCCAGTTTTGGCAATTTCAAAGCCGAGCGCAACATGGCTACGGATCTCTATGTGGCACTGAACACCTTGGTCGATCCTGAGACTACTATCAGCAAGCGACTGGCTGACCAAGCAGAAAACGTGGCCGACCGTCGCAGCATCAGAGTCAATCAGTTGGTGGTCAAAACCTTCTTGGATGACATGGCTTCTCGCAGGTCGGATTCCACTGATGCAGCCAGATTCTTGCTGCGACTGGAACGCATGCTCAACATCAAGAACATGACTTATCGCAGCATACGCAGATTGGCACAGGAGTGGAATGCCATAACTCCGCACGAACGCAACTTGGTCATGACTCGACTGTTGCAGTATTTCAACCTACATGCCAAGCGCAGCGAGCTCAAACCACTGCTGGATGATCTTGCCTTGACTGGTGGCTACAAGCTGGACAGGATCGACAAACCCGGCAAGGAAGACTTGGCTGACAAAGCCAAGCTGCTGGCCTTGGCTGCCGCCAGCATGTATGGCGGTTACAGGCTGGGCAAAGCATTGATAGATCCTAAATCTCTGCTGAAATAACACAATCTCGGGCCAAAAGAAAGTGCTGAGCTAAATAACAGCATGAGAGACATAGTCTTTCTAGAGATTGAATATCAAGGAGATATAATATGCCAACTCGTATCAATGGTTCAGTAGGAACCGAAACCGGCGGAATTTACAGCCCAGGCGTAAGCACCGCTTTCTACCTCGTTACCGTCAAGAATGCCGCTGCTGCTGCTGTCGACCTCCGTCCAGAATCAGAAACAGACGAAGCCATCGAGCATGTTGTTCGTGCTATCCCCAGCGTGATCGTTTATGACATCGCCAACGCTGCTACAGGCGTGATCCATGCCATCAGTGATGGCCATGCTGCATCGTCAGCTGCTGCTCTGCAGACAGCTATCCGGGCACTGGGCACAACTGTTGGTGTCAACAGCATCGACGTGTCTGGTACCACTGTCCAGGCAGGTCTTGGTTTCTCAGTCAGCACAACTGCTGTCTAATAACCAAGTTGTTTCACCCTAAGGAAAGCCGCCGCAAGGCGGCTTTCTCATGACCAGTTAAATAGTCTGATAACAAAGGCCTCAAGCGTGACACGACAGGTACAAAAAAAATCAGACGACATGGATCATTTTGTGTGCTATACACTGGTCGACATCACCGATACCAAGGTATCTGATCCTGCACGTGCATTGCCTTACCAACAGTTTCAGAATCTCAACACCTTGATTCAATGCGTGGGACTGCGTGCTCAGCCATTTGCCATAACTGTGCAAAAGAAACTTCAGCAAGATCTGCAGGGTTATGCATTCGGAACTGACTATCAAGGACAACACAACATATGGGTGATGACATGGTCCACGGAAAAACTGGGCTATGTTTCTGTGCACAATCTCATCGGCGACAGCGAAGGCTTGCCCATACACACAAGGTTGGAAGAAACTGTGTTTTTGCCCACACAAATGTTGGAACCCAGAGACACAGTCCGACTCAATACCTATTTTGTCAATACCAGACCGGTAGCATTAGACACATAAACCTAATTCAAAGCTAAATAATGCAGCGGTATTATCGCCGTTTTGGTCAGCTCAGGTCTCCATGACAACACCCCTTATTTTGATCACACAGGCATCTTTGGGTCTATGTAAACAGCACATCTCTACCGATGGATGTGCAATGATATTGGAGACGATAGATGATGGCTTCGAATACGACGAAATTAGAGAAAGAAAATCTCGAAGCGCATGTTGAGCTTTGCGCTGAAAGGTATCTGCGGTTGGAAGAAAAGTTTGAGGCCATGACCAGCAGGCTTGAGGCTGTGGAAGAAAAACTGGAGACCATGACTCTCCGTGCTGCCACTGCACACGAAGAACTCAAGAAGATGGTAAGAGAAGGTCAAGAAAGCAAATTCAAAGTCATGGTCACCACAGCTGGATCTGTGATCGCTGCTCTGTTGGCCACACTGGGTTATTTGATAGCAAAAAAATGAGACTGTACGAGCTTTTCGAGGATGAGGAAGAAGAGATCACCGAAGCCAAACTGGTATGGGCCAGGCGTGGCAAAAAGGTGGTGCGCAAGGTGCGATGCACATCTGGCAAGCGCAGAGGTCGCGCCGTGGCATCTGCTGCCAGCTGCGGCAAGAGGATAGACATGAAAAAGCGTTTCGTGATGAAGCGCACCCAACGACGCTACAAAGCACGCATCAAGATCAAAGCACGACGCACAAAGAAATTCAATCCTGCCAGTCGCAGGGTGGCCAAGCTCAACAGAAGGTAACCACACATGACACACAAGAAAAAGCAGTTGGTTGAAAAACTGTCCCAGGCCGTGGATCGCGCTCAGGAACTGCTCGATGAAGATTTTGTCAGTGCCAGCAAGTTCTGTGCTCGTGCGCAGAAAAATGGTCCAGACATGGTGTTTGACAATGGGTTCGTGATCCGTACCAAACTAGTCACATGGTTGGGCAAGCACAAGAATTTCTACGATGTGTATGATGCCAAGACTGGCGCCAAGCATGGTCAGGACCTGGGACTGTTCATATCAGCCATGGCCTTGGTCAAGATAAATTCCACCAAGCGTGCCAGACGCTTTCTGGATTCACAACAAATAGTGTCAGCAGACGGGCGTTATCAGCATCATCTTAATGATGCAGCCCTGTTCAGCTTGAGGCTGAAAAAGAACAGTATAGATTCGTTCAAACGGGATTTCTACACGATACGCATGGAAGAAGCCATGCTGCAATGCAAGACAGCCAAGCGCGAATTACTCTCTTTCGTCTGAGCAATAATAAATATCTCCATAGGAAGGTTATCAACATGAAATTAAACGATCTCGAAATATCGCAGCCGCAAAAGAACAACAAGGCCAGACGCTTTCTGGAGAGCCAGCATCGCGTCAAGGTCAATGTTGATGTCAACAAAGCCAACGAACTACTGGCGCGGGTGCACAAGCTCAAGGAAGAGCAGTTTTACTCCAAAGAAAACTTCCATCTGGATCCAGCATATACCAAGCTGGCCATGTTGGAGCAGTTGCTACGTGAAACAACGGAAAATGGTCCTACTGTGATCGCCGAAGAAGACATGGCAGCACCAGCAGTGTCAGGCGAAAGCCTGGAACAAGCCGAATTGATACTGGCTGTGCAAGACATGATCGACGATGTCATGGGCATGGCTGAGGACATCGCAGAGATGCAGGTCCAGAAGATGATGCCAGTGACCGCCAAGATGAAAACAGCATATGGTATGAACAAAGCACAGGCATTTGAAACATCAGCCAATGCAGCATTGTCAGCTGCGCTGGATGCCATGAAAGCATGCCACGATTCTATGACCGATGCCGTGGCCGTGCTACAGGGTGCAGCACCTGCCACAATGACACCAGAGATCTCCACAGACTCCGAAGACACCACGGATGCTTTGGCTGCTCATGACGCTGCCAGCGGTCCAGAACAAGAACCACTGGGACGCGGACTCAAAGATGAAGCTATTTGAAGTTGATGCGCAGCTGGATGATCTGCGCGATGAGATACAAGGACTGGTGTTAGCGTCCAAAGCCGCTGGCATGCAAGAGATATCTCCCAATCAGCTGCTGTTTGATCTGCGTCGTTCAGGCAACAAGATTGGTATGGACGAGCTGATGTTGATACTGAAAGGTCTTCCGGGGATTGAAACATCCAATCCTAGAATGATAACCATGACCACGACTTCACCAGAAGAAAAGCTCAAGAACAAAGACGACGAGATCATATCCAAGATGGCTTCAAAGTCACTAGACAGGAAAATGTAAGATGCCTACATATACCCCCATGCTGACAGCAACAGAGTCAAGATCCAAGAGTCGCAACGATCGAGTGATCTTTGATGAAATACGAGACATCGAATCTGCTATATTGGATGCTGTCGACGCAGGGAATTATGAAACTACTCTGGACGATACCTTGATGACCGATTCCGGTGCTGGCATCGCAGTGGCCAGGCAGTATTATGCCACATGGACAGCAGTGGACCAGGATCGAAAAAGAGCAGTCCAGATGAATTCGGTTATCGACTATTTTATTGCCATCGGTTACTCGATCGAACGACGTCTCAATTCTGCCACAGGTGACACCTTTATTTGGTATGTGGCCTGGTAAAGGTTGACACCTGTCAAACAATCGCTTATACTGTAAGCGATGATCACAATAAATCCTCCTGTAACATATCACCGTTTGGAACGCCTTGATGGCCCTGGTGGCCGCAAGTATCTCAATCCCAATGGCGGCGAAAAGCTGCCGTCGGTGACCGAGATCCTGAGCAAGACCGGGGACAAGACTGCATTGATCGAGTGGCGCAAGCGAGTAGGCGATGCAGAAGCCAATCGCATCTCCAAAGAGAGCACAGGACTGGGCACTTTGGTCCACAAACATGTAGAGAACTTCATACTGGGCGAAGAACGTCCTGCTGGTACCAACGAGGTACGTGTGATGGCCAAGGCTCTGGCTGACAGCATCATTGGTCAAGGTCTCATCGAGGTGGATGAGATATGGGCCATGGAACAGCCGCTTTATTATCCAGGGCTGTATGCAGGCACAGCAGACTTGATTGGTGTGTTCCGAAGCCAAGCAGCCATCATGGATCACAAGACTTCTAGACTGATCAAGAAAGAAGAGCGGGTGCAGGATTATTTCATGCAGCTGGCAGCATATGGCCTGGCCCACAACGAAGTGTATGGCACTGACATCAAGTCTGGTGCTATTTTTATGGCTGCAAGAGACGGAGGCTACAAGACCTTCGTGTTAGAAGGCAACAAATGGCAAGAAGTATGTGATGCTTGGACCCGCCGCGTGGAAGAGTTCTATAGCTAAATAGCTCTGAGCGAGGTTAAAACGATGACAGATACCCTGATTTCTCGGATACAACTAAGGCGCGGACTCTTAGAAGAGCTGCCTATCCTAAAGGAAGGCGAGCTAGGTTACGCCACAGACAAGAAAAGGCTTTTTATTGGCAATGCATCTCAGACCATTACGTCTGGCGGTGGATCCACTTACGAGTTGGAATTCCGTATCGCTCGTCCCAGCCAGATCAAAGTATTCGTAGACAACACGCAGAAAACACCAGGTGTGCATTATACCACTTCAGGCACACAGTTGGTGTTCAATGCTCCAGCACCCGTGGCTGGGCAGGTCATCAACATCGGAGTCAACAATGAAATCGTCCTGGACAAGGCTGATGGAATTTTTGACACTTTGCCTATCTTGGCAGCAGTCAGTGACACTTTTACCGGTATCTTTTTTGATGTCACTGTTTACAATACAGCTATCGTTGATTACAGCCTCAAAGACACATCTGGCAACATGCAGGTAGGACAGATACGCATAATATCCAATGGCATAAACATCAGTGTGTCTGACAACAGCAACGCTATAGGATCGCCCACCGTGACCTTTTCAGGAGAGATCGATGGCGATGACATATTCCGTCTGAACTATACCAACAGTTCAGCCGCAGCAGGAACCCTTTATTACACGATCAAGCTCTGGTACACACAGTGAATTGGGAATCAACACCTGAGTCTAGGTTGGTTCTCTGGCGGTCTTTCCGCAAGACACTGGAGGGTCATGATCTACTGGAATCTGCGCAGCGGGTCGCTGAGTGGTGGGCACAAGTGCCTACGCTGTCTAAAATATCTACTCCATGGGCCACGGATACATGGCCCGATCCTTGGACCCTGCTGGCATTCGGCCCACTGGATCATACCCTGACCAGCGTGGCCATGGCCTACAGCTTGTGGATGGTGATGCCTCTGGATCAAAGACCCAGGGTCACTCTGGGTGTGCTGAACGACGTCGAAAGACGGCAGATAATACTGGTTCCGGTCATAGACAATCGCTGGTTGATCAATTATAATGCAGGACAATTGATCGACATGAGTCGGTTGGATAAAAGAACGGAAATGCTATCGTCCCACGCCTACGAGGTCTTTAAGAACCGTATAAAGGCGTAGATATAGAAGTGGACTGAGATGTAAATACCTCATCCTCGACAGATTCAATGAGAAGAAAACATGACAGACAAGAATCCAATATACGTGATAAAGAGAGACGGACGCAAAGAGCAGCTGGATATAAACAAGATACACAGGATGGTCGAGGAAGCAGTTGACGGACTCAGCGGAGTCAGCGTCAGCCAGGTGGAAATGAATGCAGACCTGCAATTCCATGATGGCATGACCACAGCAGATATCCAAGAAATCCTGGTACGCAGCGCCAGCGATCTCATCAGCCTAGAAAAACCCAACTATCAATATGTGGCAGCTCGTCTGTTGCTTTACGGACTACGCAAGGAGGTGTTTGGACAATTCAACTACATTTCATTGATCGGACTGGTCAAGCAGAACGCAGCTCGCGGTGTGTATGACAAGAGCATCGTGGAAGCATATTCCATTGACGAATGGGAAACTCTTGATGATTATATGAACCATGACAGAGATCTGCACTTTACCTATGCAGGCATGAGGCAGATCGTTGACAAGTATTTGGTACAGGATCGCAGCAATGGCAAGATCTTTGAAACCCCACAATACATGTATATGTTGATCGCAGCCACTTTGTTCCAGCGATATCCACGCGACAAGCGCATTTCCTATGTCAAGAAGTATTACGATGCCATCTCCACTTTCAAGATCAACATCCCTACACCTGTGATGAGCGGGGTCAGGACCCCCATCCGACAATTCGCCAGCTGTGTGTTGGTCGATGTTGATGATACACTGAACAGCTTGTTCAACAGCAGCACCGCGATTGGCTACTACATAGCCCAGCGTGCAGGTATTGGGTTGAACATGGGAAGGGTGCGTGCCATTGGCAGTAAAATCCGAGGAGGTGAAATCGCACATACCGGTGTCATCCCCTTCCTTAAAGTCTACGAAGCAGTGGTACGAAGCTGCACACAAAATGGTGTGCGTGGTGGATCAGCCACAGTTCATTTCCCAATTTGGCACAAAGAAATCGAAGACATCATCGTGCTCAAGAACAACAAGGGCACAGAAGACAACCGTGTGCGCAAGTTAGACTATTCGATACAGCTCAGCAAGATATTCTATGAGAGGCTGCTGTCTGGTGGAGATATAACCCTTTTCTCGCCCCACGATGTTCCGGGATTGTATGAAGCATTTGGCGACAACGAACAGTTTGATGCGCTCTATCTCAAGTATGAAGCTGACAAGAGCACGCCCAAGAAAAGCATCAATGCCATGAAGCTGTTCACAGAGATCCTGAAGGAACGTGCCGAAACTGGACGCATCTATATCATGAACATAGACCATGTGAACAGCCATAGCAGCTTCCTGGATCCTGTGCGCATGAGCAACCTATGCCAAGAGATCACTCTACCAACAGATCCAATCCAGAGCCTGTCGGGCGATGGTGAGATCGCGCTCTGTATCCTGAGTGCTATCAACGTCGGTACCTTGAGAAATCTAGATGATTTTGAAAATCTGTGTGATTTGGTTGTTCGTGCTCTGGACGAGATCATCGACTATCAAGGTTATCCTGTAGCAGCAGCAGAGCGCAGCACCAAAGCACGACGCAGTTTGGGCGTTGGTTATATTGGCCTGGCACACTATCTTGCCCGCCTCAGACTGTTCTATCACAGCCCCGATGCACCACAAGCAGTGAACAGGCTCACAGAAGCATTCCAGTATTATCTGCTTCGAGCATCAGTGAACCTGGCCAAGGAAAAAGGACGTTGTGAGTTCTTTGACCGTACCAAGTATGCGCAAGGCATTTTGCCTGTTGACACATACAAAAAAGAAGTGGACGAATTTCTTGATTCAAAATTACACTACGATTGGGAAGGATTGCGCAATGATATCAAAGAACATGGCCTCCGCCACTCTACGCTTTCAGCACAGATGCCAAGCGAGTCGTCGTCAGTGGTTTCTAATGAAACAAATGGAATCGAACCACCGCGAGCTTTCCTTTCAGTCAAGAAATCCAAGAAAGGACCTCTCAAGCAGATCGTCCCCAGCTATCAAGGTTTGAAGAACTACTACACCTTGTTGTGGGACATGCCCAGCAACGAAGGCTACTTCAAGGTCATCGCTGCTATGCAGAAGTATTTTGACCAAAGCATCTCAGGCAACTGGAGTTACAATCCCACACAGTATCCCAACAACGAAGTGCCCATGAGCGTGTTTGTCAAAGACATGCTGATGACCTACAGGTGGGGATGGAAGACTTCCTACTACCACAACACATACGACATGAAGAACGACGACAGTGTGGATGATGCACCACCTGCATCATTGGCTGCTGCCGAACCAATCAACAACAGCGACGACGCTGCATGCGATTCATGCACAATTTAATAAAATTTTTAATAAAAGAAGAGACGAGAAATGTCCACAATATTCAACCGGAACAAGATCGACTTCACCAAAGAAATGATGTTCTTTGGTGCCGAACCCAACACACAAAGATATGATGTTTTCAAGTATCCTGTATTCGACAAGCTGACGCAACAGCAGCTGGGTTATTTTTGGCGACCAGAAGAAGTCAGCCTTCAGAAGGATCGTGGTGATTATCTTGAGTTCCGCGACGAACAGAAGTTTATCTTTACTGCCAATCTCAAATATCAGACACTGCTGGATTCGGTACAAGGTCGCGGAGTGCTACAGGCGTTTGGTCCCTATTGCAGCCTGCCAGAGCTGGAAAGCTGCATGAATACATGGCAGTTCTTTGAGAACATACATAGTCGATCATACACGTATATCGTCAAGAATGTGTATAGCAACCCAGCCGAGGTATTTGATACCATCCTGGATGACGAGAAGATCGTTGCACGTGCCAAGAGCGTGACCGAAGCGTATGATCGATTCATTGACTATGCCAAGACTTGGAAAGTGACCGGAAAAGGCGATGCCAAGGAACTGCGTCGTTTGTTGTTCCTGGCGTTGATGAATGTCAACGCCTTGGAAGGTCTGCGTTTCTATGTCAGCTTTGCTTGTACCTTTGCATTTGGTGAATTGAAGAAGATGGAAGGCTCTGCCAAGATAGTGAGCCTGGTCGCTAGAGACGAGTCACAGCATCTGGCCATCAGCCAACACATCATCAAGAACTGGCAACGCGGTGACGATCCGCTGATGCTGGAAGTGATGAAAAACTGTGACGACGATGTGTATGAGATATATTGCAAGGTCGTGAACGAAGAAAAAGAATGGGCCAATTACCTGTTCAGTCATGGCGCAATCGTAGGCCTCAATGAAAAACTGTTGCATGGTTATATCGAATACATGGCCAATCGCCGTTTGCGTGCCATGAACTACAACGAGATATATGAACGCCGATCAGACAATCCTCTGCCTTGGACTCAGCATTGGTTGAGCTCCAAAGGCCTACAGACTGCTCCACAGGAAACCGAAATCGAGAGCTACATAGTAGGAGGCATCAAACAAGACATCACCGCAGATACATTTGCGGGATTCAAATTATAAAAGGAGGCATACATGGAAATCGTCAATCAGGCCAGACCCTTGGTGGAAATATACGGGACCAAGGTTTGTCCATACTGTGTTCGTGCCAAGAATCTTGTCGCACGCAAAGAATGGGAACTCAAAGAATACAAGGTGGATGAGCAAGAAACACTCAGAGAAGAAATGCTCCATCGTGCAGGTCAAGAAGTCAGGACTGTGCCTCAGATATTCGTCAATGGTACCTATGTTGGCGGATACACTGATTTCGTAGAGTTCCTGGACACCACTGAACTGGTCTGAATCCTTTTCAGATCTCGCATGAAAAGGCCCGTTTTACACGGGCTTTTTTGTTGGGTAAATAGTCTATAATGGAGGATTTCATGCTATTGATTAACGTAACCAAACCTGGAGACATCGTCAGCTTGAAGTTGGTATCTGGAGACGAAGTGGTAGGTAAATTGGTATCGACAGAAAACGATATCTATACGCTGGACAAGCCAGTGGTGTTGGCCATGGATCAACAAGGTGCTACCATGGTACCTTACATGCTGACAGCAGACCCCGGTGTGCATCAATTCCAGTTCATCAAGTCTCATGTGCTGACTTGTGTGAACACAGCTAAGACGTTGGCCAATCGGTATATACAAGGAACCACAGGCATCATGCCCGCGAATGCTGGCATCCTGAAGTAAGAGGTAACATCGTTGGCCAATTTCATATCAGGTTGGGGTGCTTCTCGCTCTGGTGGATCAAGAGCGCACGCCGGCGGCGATTATGCTGCTCCGCGCGGCACTCCTATGTTCAACAACAGCGATATGAAATTGGGTCGTGTGCTCGACAGCGGTCCATATGGCAAGCGTGTGGAACTGATAGACGATAATGGTACAGTCTATCAAAACGCACACCTTGAAAACTTTGGCGACATAGGCAAATATCAACCTGGTGACACCATACCCAAAGGCACATGGATTGGATCTGTGGGCGATAGTGGTAATGCCAAAGGAACGCCGACTCACAGTCATTTCGAAGCACGCCCACAGTCAGATGGGAACTTTGCCGATGGAAAAGGTCCTCAAAGCCAGACCAATCCCGAACTGATAGATCCAAAGACTGAAAAGCCCTACGCAGATGCTTTTTCGATGGGCAGACCAGATGCTGGCAGCTTGCATACCGACAGAGGTGGTATCACAGGTGATCCCAAGTATGACAAAACAGGTGACGATCGGGCAGTGGCACAGCCCGACGAGTCTCGCAACGAAAACGATCCAACCAAGAAACCTGGAGAAAATCCGCCCGAAGGTGTCAAACAACCAGTCAAGCAAGGCAGCCAAAGAAGACCTGCGGGTCGTGTGCACAGATTGACTGATCGAAACTCTGCTGGTGGTGTGATCGATCTCTGCGTGGCCAAGACGGTGTTTGTGGACAATCTTCCCATCAGCACTGACGGTAGCCAAGGCACAGAACATCCACCATGCGATGACGACGATGACGAAAATGATACCAATCATTGCTATCATTATTGGTTCACCGATAACGGCAGCAAGAGTGTGTTTGTAGAAAATCGACCTGTGAACTTTGAAGGCAACGCAGACACCTGCGGTCATGTCAGGATCGAAGGGTCTCCGGATGTGTTTGTAGGAGACTCCGGCGCCGAAGGGCGGCGGGGGATCGCCAGTCCACCGGTGCGAGCATTGGGCTATGATAGTCCTGCAAGAAACTACAAAGAAGCCAATCGCGGAGGCAATGCCAGCCCCAGCAACATACGCTGCCGACAGAAAGGACTTGATGATCTAAAGAAAAAAGCAGATCCCAATGATCCCAACGCAAATGGTCCACAATGGACAGCTGACCCAGACGATCCCAACAAACCTACCGGATCCAATCCGGGTGTTCCTGCTGGCATCATACCCACAGATGGTCAGACCAGCAGAGATCGACTGATACAACAGATGGATCAAGATTATTCCAATAGAGATCAATGGAACGGCGGCAAGAGTTCTCCAGCAGGACAAGCAGCATTCAGCAATCTCGGTTTTGGTGGTATGCCAAATGGAACAGCTTGGTGCGCGGTTTATGTGAACAGCAATCTCAAAGACTCCGGGGCAGGATATGCTCCCAGTATGGCAGCAGCTTCTCCCAAGTGTTTCAAACAGGTACAACCCAGCCAGGCCAAGCCCGGAGACATCTTGGTGTTTAGCGGACACACGGCCTTGGTGAGAGAAGTCAAGTCCAACGGCAATATAGTGTTGCAAGGTGGTAATCAAGGCGGCGGAGCAGGTGCAGTCACACGCAATACCATAAGTGCCAGCAACGGTTACAACTATGGCGGACAAGGTCTGGTGGGTGTGTATGATCCACACGACAAGAACTGGAACGACGCCAATGTTTCCAGGGATTGCAAACCAGGCGGCAGTCCAGCAGATCCCAACAACACTCGACCATCAGCACCTATCAATGGTTCAGATTGTCCTGCAGAGACTGTAGGAGAAAAAGCAGCAGCCGAAGGCAAAGGCATCAAGACAGACCAAGATGGCGTCGATCCAGGACCAGATTCTGGACGACCACCTGACTCTACATTTGGTGGGTCCAGCAGTATATTGGCAGGAGTATCTATTGGCGGCACAGGTGGTACGACACCAGGTGGCATCACTGGTTCTATATTGGGTGGAATGGGACAGTCGGGGTTTGGTGCTGGCGCGGGCCGCGGCTTTATCAATCCTCCGTTGGTTGATCCTACCAAAGGACCTTATAATGCTCCAGCACAGGTCGATTCGATCAAACAAGCAGCAGCAGCATTTGATTCAGCGATGACCAGTGATCCAGGACCTGCGATTTCTCCCATGAGCACATGTGATCGTGCATTGGAACTGGCAAGAGAAGCAACAGGCAAACAGTATCCATCAGGAACAGAAGTAGCAGCACAGCTGGCAAACGCACAGAAACTGTGGTGGAACGAAACTACGGCTGCCAACAATCATAGATATACCAAATTGGTAGCAGCATACAAGCAAGCAGGTATAAACATCTATCGTCCAATGAAAGCGGAAACCATGACACGCATGATGGCTTATCAAAGCGGATGGGGCGATTCAAAGTGCGTGAAGAATTCAGCATATAACAAAAACAATCCCATTGGTGTGGGTTGGGACGGCAATTCATGGTACGAATATCCCAGCAAGGCCGCAGGCTACACAGCCATGTGGGGTTTCTTGACACTAGGTACAGATGGTAGTTTGGGCAGATATATGTTGCCTCAGAATCTAGAAGATACTGTTTCAGCGGAAGTTGATTACATCTACAAGCAAGGGCTGACCGATGGAACAGTCCCTCCGGCTGTGATGTTGATCAAGGATCCCAACACGATTTAAGAGGATACATAGTAATATGGCATTGGTAAATGTAGGAATCGGCGCAAACACATTAAAGGTAGGTTTGCCAACGGAATTGGACATCAAGCGTCTGCTTTGTGCATTGCTGGCTGGCGATATCAACAATCTGTTGAAAGGACCATTGGTCTGTATAAACATCGCAATTGAGGATCTCCTGGGTCAATTGCCATCCAGCGCACTGACTGATGCGTTAAGGAATCTACAGAATGGCGTAGGCGATCTGCTGCAACAGTCAGGCATCAATGATACCTTGGGTCGATTGAACAGCGCGACAGCACAGCTGGAAAGCCTGTTTGGTCTTGGCGGCATCTGCCCTGTGCCTTTCACGCTGCCTCGTATCGGCAACATATTAGGAGACATGGTCAATGCTTATTCAGCAGCAGCCAGAGGTATCATCCAGGATATCGCTGACCTAGAGCAAGCACTCAGCAACATCTGCTTGGGCACAGGAGGCATCGGCGCCAACTGGAACAATATGGTAGGTGGATCTCTCAAGAGACTCAAGACCGACATAGACAATTTTGGTACCAATCTGCCCGGTAATGTGATCGCCCAGTATACGGCACAGCTCAATCAGTCTAAAACAGCCATTGGTGGAATCATTAATAGGATGAGTGGCGGCGGCGGCAATGATGCAACACGGGTCGCAGCAGCAGCAGGTCTTGCTTTCCAACTGAACGGTTTGTATGATCGCATTGGTTCATATCCTGTAACAGATGGCAACATCGTGTATGACAATGTGTTCAAGATGTTCCTTGATCCAGATGTGTATGATGCGCTGATCGCTGTGCAAGGTGGATCATCGCTGATCACCCAAGAACAACCTGTGCTGGACAACTGCGGACGAGTGATATCAACCAAGACCGTGGTTTTGCAAGGCGACATAGCAGCAGCACCGTTTGATGCTACCATAGATGCCACCACAGTTCCTATCCCTGCGCCAGCCTTGGGTGATTTCAAATTCCGCGAACAAGATGGCAGTTTCAAAGTCAATTTACTGAGCGGAAACAATCCGAAAGTGACCTTGATCAAAGGTCGTAGCTACAACATCGCACTGGAAACAGAAAATATCGGGGTCAACATACTGTATCCCAACAACAATCAATTCTACAGCGAAGGACTGTTCCACGAAGACGGAACATCAGGCAATAGCGCACAGAACAAGAAGTCTGGTTTCTTGACCTGGAACATACCCATCGATGCTCCAGATGAACTCAAGTATCAAGACGTAGGTGGAACTCAGACTGGTACGATCAAACTGCAAAATGTCAGCGTGGCTGGCATACCTTTGCCACCGGACCCTTCGGGAGTCAACAGCTTTGGTCGATTGACAGTCACTGGTGGCAGCCCAATCGAAGCCGGACAACCAGGAGACACACTGGCACTTTCAGCTGGTAATAATATCACATTCGTCACTGATCCTGTGAACAAAATATTGACCATCAACAGTACCGGAGGCGGTGGAGGTGGAGGTGGAGGTGGAGATACGTTCAAGACCATACGTGTGGGAACCACAGATGTCGTAGCCGATTCAGGAGAGGATGTTCTCACGCTGGCAGCAGGTTCCAACATTGTGTTGGCAGCAGATCCTGCTACCGATACCATAACCATATCCAGCACAGGCACATCATCCAATAGCTTCAATAATTTTGTGGTTGACACCACTACCATCACTCCTGATCAGCCAGACGATACACTGACTTTTGTTGCAGGCCGAGGAGTGGCACTGACTGGCAATGCCACATCCGATCAGATCACCATAGCCAATGCATTGGAATTCTTAGCTGGCCCAGGAATCAATATCGCACGTGATGATATTACCAACACAGTGACCATCACCAATATTGGTGGGGGTGGAGGCGGAGGCGGCAACAATTTTGCTATCGTAGCTGTTCCAGGGCAGAGCAACATCGTGGCTGAAACTGCCAATGACACGTTGACCATAGCAGCAGGATCCAATGTTACCATAACTACAGATTCTGCGACCGACACGTTGACCATAGCAGCCATAGCAGCTTCGCAGCCAACTTTTAGAAACGTAATAGTAGGCGCTACCACGGTGGTCGCTGACGGACCCGAAGATACACTGACCTTGGTCGCTGGACCCAATGTCACATTGACTGCCAATGCTGCAACCGATACTATAACCATCGACAGCACCGCAGCCAGCGACACATTCAAGACAGTCAAGGTGGGTGCGACCGATGTGGTTGCGGATTCTCCCAACGATACGCTGAACATCGTGGCAGGCAACGGCATACAGATAACCGCAAACGCTACAACCGATACCATAACCATCGCAAGCCTGACTTCAGGTAACACAGCATTTGTGCAGTTTGATGTTGCGGGACAAAACAGCGTGGTAGCAGATAATGCCAGCGATGTGGTGACATTCGAAGCAGGTGCAGCGATCACATTGACAACAGATGCTGCTACCGACAAAATCACATTTGCTGTCACTGATAATCCTATCATCCCAGGTACGCAATACATGCGTGTGCCTCGTGGTGCAACAACAGCAAGACCAGCATCTCCTCAAAATGGCATGCTGAGGTACAATACCACTACTACAGCATTTGAAGTCTATTACAACACCATATGGAAGAGTCTGATAGACGAAGTGGTCAGTGTAGGCACAGGAACCAATGTTATCAAATCAGTGACTGATGCCAAAGTAGAAATACGCAGCATCAAGGCCGGTACAGGTATTTCGGTTACCACAGACGGCGATGACATAACCATAACATCCACTGCCGCGGGCTCGATTACTGGTATCAATGTAGGAACTGGCACAGGTGTGTTCAAAGAAAAGACCGGAGACCAGCTGATATTCCGCAGCATCAAGGCTGGTACAGGTGTTTCGGTCACCACAGATGGCAACGACATAACTATCTCATCGCCCAGAGATCAATATGTCGAAGCAGGCACGGCCACAACAACTGACGCAGCTTTCACCAACATAGTTTGGTCCAACACACTGGCTCCAGCCAACAACAGCTCTTGGTTCTTTGAAGCTACCTTTATCGGACGCAGGACAGGCGGAGTGGTCGAACGCAATGCGTTCAAACTGGAAGGCGTGCTGGACAACACTTCGGGTGTGATCAGTTTGGTTGGACCAGCTGCCAAGACCACTTACCAAAACAACGCCACACAATGGGATGTGGATGTCAGTATCACATCCAATCAAGTTCGATTCCGAGTCAAAGGCGAAGTCGGCAAGACCCTCAAATGGACGGGTTGGTTGAGATATCAGCAGGTCACTGAGGTATAAACTCATTGACTTCCTGTGTTGACACTGTTATCATATAGTCAACTTTTTCAAAACAGGACATGTCATGAATACTGATTTAGATCAGACTCTCTGTACCAAATATCCCAAACTCTTTAGAGACCGCCATGCACCCATGACCGAAACCTGCATGTGCTGGGGGTTTGATTGCGGCGATGGCTGGTACAACATCATTGATCAGCTGTGCTGGTCGATCCAAAGCTACCTTGATTCGAAACAGGAACAACACGATCGTGATGTGGTATACAACGTAATGATACAAGCTGGCTTGGCCGGAGATCTCACACTTTTGAATGAGTATTACAAGAGAGGTCTCAATTCGAATCAATATATACAAGAAGCCTTGATCAAAGGCCCAAGACAAGTGGAACCGTTGATACCGCAGGTGGTGGTCACGCAAGTCAAGGAAAAGTTTGGAACTTTGCGTTTTTACTACAGCGGCGGCGATGACTACATCAGTGGATTGGTATCCATGGCCGAAGTCATGTCAGCAGTGACCTGTGAAGAATGTGGCGTACCGGGAAAACGGCGTCATGGCGGATGGATACGAACTTTGTGCGACACACACGAGCAAGAACATCAGAATCGTTAGGAGAATAAAATGCCAATATGGAAACCAGCATCAGTTGATCGGGCACCCGAGGTGACCATGAGCGAATGGCGTATCATGGAAGTGACCAGCCCTTACTGGGATGGTGCTAGCAGACACTTCGTGGGTCATAATGTGACCGACGGTGAAGGCCGTGTCAGCAGCAACATCGTTGAGTTTGACAAAGAAAAGATGGTAGGTATCACTCGCAGTGGTCGTGTATATCATTTGGTAGGTTCTTCTAGACAAGATGCAGATGCCGGTTATGTGTGGAATCAATGGAAAAAAATCAATCACGTCGATTCAGAACTGGATGTATCGGAGAGCATATGAGATGTCAGACGAACGCGGTTATCAGCTGCTGGAGGAAAGGCTCAATAGTTTTATGAGTATAACCGAAAAACTATTTTTTATCGAAATCATTGGATTATGGGTAGCCATATTTTTATTGATGTTGTTAATCATTATGAAAAAATGAAAGGAGGGTTTGATGTCCAGAAGATACTATTCAGATTCGCGTTTTTTCAAATGGTTACGAGTTAATGTGTTCAAAGTGGACAAACCCGTGGCGTTGGAATGGGGTGGATGGGACAAGTGGGATGAAAAGACCAAAGCCGAACGTCCGTTGGCTTATTTCTTCACAGAAACTCTCCCTGACTGGTTGGAGAAGCCAGCTGAGTGGTTGATCGATCCCATCTATGACGTAAAGTATTACATAGTCAATCGCTGGATAGACAAGACACATGTCCTGGAGTCGAAACTTAGTAAGGGCAAATGGCACGAGCTTGAAACACGGCTGCTGCACTGCATGTTTGACGAGTTGATCAATCATGTGGAAATTGAAATGGCCTGGAGCCACATAGCTTGGAGCGACCAAGAAGAACGTGCCAAGTATCACGCACCCTGGTATGCCACAGGCTGGTTCCGCACACGCACCTGGCGCTGTCCTGAAGCAGCATTGGATCATCTGCACTGGGAACAAGGGCTGGTGTGGAAGGCCGAAGAAGTAGGCGAAGATAGCGAGCTGGTAGGACAGCGCATGGACCAGGCCGTACGGGCGGACGAAATACTTGCACTCTACACTTGGTGGAAAGAAACAAGACCCAGCCGCGGCGATGCCTGGGACGTCACTGGTTTCCGTGCGTTTTGGGAAAGCATGGATGCAAAATATGATGATTCTGATGGAGAACGCACCAGCTGGATAAACTTCAAGAAAAACGACAAAAATCTCACACCAGAGGAAGACGCCGAATACTGGCGCTTACACAAACTGGTTGAACAGCAGGAACAAGCATGGGAAACTGAAGATGAAAACATGATGATACGTCTGATCAAGGTCCGACGTGGGCTTTGGACTTGATCCAAAGCCTAATGTCCGTTGGGCATCGCCGATGGGTTAAATACAGTCATAGCCGATGGGTTAAATACAATCATAAGAAGAACATAATAGGGCCGTGACGAGCCACCCCAGAGGAGTCGTGATGACAAACATTTTTGATCGCTTCAGGAAAGAACAGATCGCTCGCAGTGTAGAGTATATTGGCTTCAATGAATACCTAGACTTTTGCAAGGATGACAGGCTGGCATACGCTACCGCAGCTGAACGCATGCTGTCAGCCATCGGCGCACCAGAGCTGATAGATACCAGCAGAGATCCAAGACTCAGCAGGATATTCCTCAACAGGACGGTGCGTAGATATCCGGCCTTTTCTGATTTTTATGGCATGGAAGAAGCCGTCGAACGCATAGTAGGTTATTTCAAGCACGCAGCCCAAGGATTGGAAGAGCGCAAGCAGATACTTTATCTGTTGGGTCCTGTGGGTGGAGGAAAAAGCTCATTGGCTGAACGTCTCAAAGAATTGGTACAATCGTATCCTATATATGTGTTGGCAGCAGAAGATGGAACTCTCAGCCCTGTGATTGAAACACCGCTGAATCTTTTTGATCCAGCGAAATATGCAGATGCTCTCAAAGACGAATATGGCATCGAACGCAGGTACATCTCAGGTATCGCTAGCCCTTGGGCGATCAAACGCCTGAAAGAGTATGGCGGCGACATCAGCCGCTTCCAAGTGGCCAAGGTATGGCCCAGCAAGCTGGAACAGATTGGTGTGGTCAAGACCGAACCCGGAGACGACAACAATCAAGATATCTCGGCACTGGTTGGCAAAACCAATATCCGCATGCTGGAACATTACAGTCAAAGCGATCCTGACAGCTACAGCTTCAGTGGTGCCTTGTGTCGCGGCAACCAAGGTATAGTAGAATTTGTAGAAATGTTCAAGGCACCGATCAAGATGTTGCATCCACTGCTGACAGCAACACAAGAAAGCAACTATATCGGTACTGAAGCCATTTCGGCTATTCCATTCAACGGTGTGGTTCTGGCACACTCAAACGAAGCGGAATGGCAGACCTTCAAGAGCAACAAAAACAACGAAGCATTCATTGATCGTATCAATGTGGTCAAGATTCCCTACTGCCTCAGGATAACAGATGAAATATCCATCTATGAAAAGATGCTGGAAGTTTCCAGTCTTGGTTCGGCACCATGCGCACCACAGACTCTGAACATGCTGGCCAAGTTCAGCGTGCTCACTCGTTTGAAGGAGCATGAAAATTCCAACCTTTACAGCAAGATGCGTGTGTATGATGGTGAGGCGGTCAAGGATGTTGATCCCAAGGCCAAGAGCATGCAAGAATACAGAGATGCTGCTGGAGTAGACGAAGGCATGGAAGGCATTTCTACTCGTTTTGCTTTCAAGGTCTTGTCAAAGACGTTCAACTTTGATCCAGCCGAAGTATCTGCAGATCCTGTGCATCTCATGTATATACTCGAGGATGCCATCCGTAGAGAACAATATTCCGACGAAAAGCAAAACGAATACATCGGCTTCATCAAAGAGTATCTCAGTCCCAAATACGCTGAGTTCATTGGACATGAGATACAGAAGGCCTATCTTGAAAGTTACTCAGACTATGGTCAGAACTTGTTTGACCGTTATGTAGAATATGCTGATGCTTGGATGCAGGAAATCGATTTCAAGGATCCAGACACAGGTAACTTGTTTGATCGTGACATCTTGAACAATGAACTGGAAAAGATCGAAAAGCCAGCAGGCATCGCCAATCCCAAAGATTTCCGCAACGAAGTGGTCAATTTCGTGTTGCGTGCACGTGCCAAGAACACCGGTGGCCTGGTCAAGTGGACCAGTTACGAAAAGCTGCGCGAAGTGATCGAAAAGAAGATGTTTGCCAGCACCGAAGAGCTGCTGCCCATCATCAGCTTCTCTGCCAAAGGCAACAGCGAAGATCAGAAAAAGCACGAAGCCTTTGTTGACAGGATGGCCAGCAAAGGTTACACGCCCAAACAGGTCAAGAGGCTAGTGGAATGGTACATGCGTGTTCAGAAGAGCTCATGACATCGCATGGCAGATTATCAGATAATTGATCGCAGGAAGAACCCCAGCGGCAAGAGCCTTTCCAACCGCCAGCGTTTCCTACGCAAAGTAAAAAAGCACCTTCGGGATCAAATCCGGGAGGCCATGAACAGTCGCAAGATCGAAAGCAAGGACGGCGAGGAAATCGTCGTCCCTGGCGACGGAATCAACGAACCCAACTTTGATTACGATCGCAACACAGGCGAACGGGAAAGGATCTTGCCTGGCAACAAAGGATTCATTGTTGGTGACAAGATCAACAAGACGCAGCAGGGCAGCGGCGGCCAAGGACGTCAGGGCAGCACCAGCGGCCCAGATCAAGATGAATTTCGTTTCAGCATAACCAGAGACGAGTATCTTGATCTGGTGTTTGAAGATCTTGAGCTGCCAGACATGATCAAGAAAAACGAAAAGGCCGCAGTGGCCTTCCAGAAGCAGCGTGCAGGATATCAAGTCATTGGTTCTCCAAGTGCATTAGACATGATACGCAGTCTCAAGAACAGCCTAGGACGTAGATTGGCTCTAGGCCGTCCCAAAGAAGAAGAAATAGAAAAAGCCAGGCTGTTGGTTGAAGAATTGGAAAGCAATCCAAGATCCACACCTGAGATGTTGGCAGATGCTAGATTCTTTTTGGACAGCATGCTCAAAAAACGCAAGTTGGTGCCTTGGGTCGATCCCATAGACATACGCTATCGTCGCTGGGATCAAAAGCCCATACCCAACGCACAGGCAGTGATGTTCTGTCTCATGGATGTGTCAGGATCCATGGGCGAAGCCGAAAAAGAAATAGCCAAACGATTCTATCTACTGTTGTACCTGTTCCTGCAAAGAAAATACGAGAAAGTGGATATCGTGTTTGTTCGTCATACTGAACATGCCAAAGAATGCGACGAAGGCGAGTTCTTCAACAGCCAGGAATCAGGCGGCACGGTCATCAGTACCGGATTGGAACTGGTCAACGATATCATCAACAAGAGATATCCTCTCGATGCCTGGAACATATATGTGGTGCAGGCCAGTGACGGAGACAACTTCGCGCACGATAATGGTCGTGTGAAAGACCTTTTGGATCTCATGCTGCCCAAGGTACAATACTATGTGTATGCCGAAGTCAAGGATGTGCCGCGTCAGCAGTCGTTCATGTATGGAACACATGATACTCATGTGTGGGCCATAATGAAAGAAATGTCAGAGGCCTATGATCAGCTGTGTTATATAAAGATAGAGAACATACAGCAGGTCGTTCCTACCTTCAGGAAAGTGTTTTCCAAGGAGATCAAATGACGACCCCATTGTTTGAAGGTTCAGAATGGAACTATCAGCTGCTGGAACGTGCCATGGACGAATGTGCCAGGATAGCACACGAAGAACTACGACTAGACACATACAAGAACCAAATAGAAATCATATCCAGCGAACAGATGTTGGATGCTTATGCGTCGGTAGGCATGCCTATATTCTATAGGCATTGGAGTTTTGGCAAGAAATTCAGCAGAGAGCGCGACCTATATCAAAAAGGCAAACGTGGGCTGGCCTATGAACTGGTGATCAATTCAAATCCTTGCATCAATTATCTCACGGAAGAAAACACGGCCTGCGCACAGACTTTGGTGATCGCCCATGCTGCATTTGGTCATAATCATTTCTTCAAGAACAATTATCTGTTTCGCCAATGGACAGATGCAGATGGCATCATTGACTATCTAGTGTTTGCCAGGAACTATGTTGCACAGTGCGAAGAAAGATATGGGGAGCAAGCAGTAGAACAAACTTTGGACGCTGCACACAGCCTCATGATGAATGGTGTGGATCGTTACAAGAGACCCAGGAAGTTGAGCCTGGCCGAAGAAGAAAAACGCCAGAAAGAGCGTGTGGCCTACATCGAAAAAAACATCAACGACCTATGGAGGACACTTCCTACCAGTCCCGAACACAAAGAATCAAAGGAAGAACGTTTTCCCAAACAACCAGAAGAAAACATACTCTACTTTTTGGAGAAGAACAGTCCTACTCTCAAGATATGGCAGAGAGAACTCCTACGCATCGTGCGCAAGACTGCACAGTATTTCTATCCACAATACCAAACCAAGGTCATGAACGAAGGTTGGGCCAGTTTCTGCCACTATTACATCATGAATCGTCTGTATGAAAAGGGCTTGCTCACAGATGGAGCCATGATGGAGTTTTTGCAGCTACACACGTCTGTGCTCTGGCAACCGGCATTTGACAGTCCATACTATTCGGGCCTAAATCCTTACTATCTTGGATTTGAGATGTTCCAGGACATACGTCGCATCTGTACCGAACCCACCGACGAGGATAGAGAATGGTTTCCAGATCTTGTGGGGCAGGACTGGTTGGAAGTCTGTTTGGATGCAGTGGCCAATTACAGGGACGAAAGTTTTATCAGGCAATTCCTCAGTCCGCATCTCATACGCAAGTTGAAGCTGTTTTCCTTGGTCGACGATGCCAGGTTGGAAGATTATGTGATCAGCAACATACATGATTTTGGTGGTTACAAAAAGATCAGGTCCATATTGGCCAGTCAGTATGAGTTGGAAGAATGGGCTCCCAAGATAGAAGTGACTGAAGCGGATCTCAAAAACACTCGAAAATTGGTGTTGACTTATTATCGCAGGAAAGGCCGAGACCTCAGCGACTCGTGGTTAAATATGCTGATAAACATCAAACAACTCTGGGGACACAAGACCGTGTTGCAGACACAGAGAGGAAATGTGATAGGCGAAGATGAATAACCAACCCTTTTGTTTTCCTACCGATCTCACTTTTGAGCTCGACAAGATATTAGAAGAATATCGTTACCTCATGAGCCAGGTGCTCTACGAGGATGCCAACACCTGGGTTGGCAAAGACTTTGATATTAACCTGGTGCACCGGCCAGAAAAAGAAGGTCGTGATAGATTCTTCGCAGAAGCTGCACAGCCTTATACCTATACTGCCAAGTTCAAAGAATCCGAATACACTGAGTTTGTCAAAGAACTGCGCGGCGGGTACCTGCATCATATCTATGAAATACTGAACAAACGCAGTGAAAAAGGTCTGCGCAAGTTCCGATTGCACAACAGAGGCCCGGGCAAATACATATCTTGGCACACGGATCCTCACAGCGGACAACGCTATCACATAGCCATGTGGACCAATGATGCTTGCCTTTTGTTGGCCAAGAAAGAAAAAGATATCAATCAAGGACAGATGACTGTGCACATACCTACAGACGGTCGTGTTTGGGAGCTCAAAGCATATGAATATGAGCATGCGGTCATCAACATGGGAAACAGTTATCGTTGTCACCTATTGGCCAGTGACTGGAGCGATTGATCCATAAATATCCCGAAGGAGGTACCACATGGCAGTGAAACTATGGCGTCACCAGTGCATGGAGACCGGCAAAGAAGAGATCAATTACGAAGGCGAGGATTGTCCTCATTGCGGCGAAAAAAGCCCTGAGCCAGGCGAAAAAAGCCCTGAGCCCAAATTCAATGGATCTTTTCCAAATCCTCCAATGTTTTTGCCTTAGCCAGCAGACAATTCAGCACCTACCGAAGATTAACGGTAGCACAAGTCAATGACATTCTGTGAGCATTGTTGTATAAATATGTCTGTAGCGTTGAAGCAAGCTGAAAAGCATACTGGACGCGGGGGCGGTACCCGCCGCCTCCACCATAAGGAAATTGAATGAATATTGAAACACATTTTAAAAATCAAGTAGATTCCGGTGCTACGAAAATGTTCTTTTACGGACTTGAAAATGAAGACCAATCCAAGGTTGAAATTAAAAGTCACAAAGGTACATTGGAAAGTTTTCCAAATACACTAGAATATATTAGACATTTAAGTGAAGGTATTCCATTATTCAAAGTTTCTTTATGATGGGGGCGAAATAGGATCGACAGGTGTGTAATAGGCAAGTGGAGTTACCGGGCGCAAGCACCGTTATCGCAAGAAAACAAGTAACTGCAAACGATAATTTCTTTGCACTGGAAGACAATCGCCTAGCGGCGTAATTCTTTCGGGGTTTTGGTGGTTGCACCTGGCAACAGAAGCAATCACCGCACAGTTGTCACAGAGAGTGACACACAGTAACAGGAGAATAGAAATGGCACAATCAGGATACGAAATCCGTCTCGAATTACTCAAGATGGCAAAAGAGCTGCTGGAGCAGGAATACAACTCCAAGCGAGATTTGATCATGAGCGAATATGGTTACAAGTGCGGTATAGCGATGGACGCTAAGACTGAACTCCCACCATTGCCCACCTTACCTAGCATGCCAACCATGCAGGAAATCGTGGACAGGGCAGGCGAACTCAATCAGTTCATCAACCAGAAAAGCTGAAATTCAGCTTGAACGGTAAATAATAGGGCCCGAAAGGGCCCTATTTCATTGGAGCATAACATCATGCTAGACATTCTACTTTTGGTTGCCGTTGGTGTATTTGTGGGCTGGAACTTCCCACAGCCATTTTGGGCCAAGGCCATACAGGACAAGATTTCCGGATTTTTTGTCAAGAAAAACGGTTGAGAAGACTCTTGCGCCTTGTCTGATTATATTGCATAATGTCCTTACGATTTAAGGCAGAGCCTTAATCGATATGATTAAAGGAAACTTATTATGACTCTTCAGACCAGGTCAATCAGGTCTTTCGACCTTGATACCAAGCAAGGCCGCCTTTTCAAGGCACTCGTGCTCAAAGGCGAAACGCTCACCGAGAGCCAGATTGTCAAGCGTTTTGGCATCGCCAATCCCACTGCTACGATCTCTACGATCCGCCAGCGTGGTTATGCCGTTTATGCCAACCAGCGCACTGCTGGCAATGGCGTGAAGGTAACCGAGTACCGCCATGGTAACGCAAGCCGCAAGATGGTTGCTCTTGCTTACAAGGCACAGAGCCTAGGCATTACTGTCTAAGAACTCGAACATAAAAAACTAATCTTCAAACTTTAAGCCACCCTTTCATGGGTGGCTTTTTTTTGATTTTGCTTGACAACCCACGCAGAGCTAACTATACTATGCGCATATCATAGGAAAAAGACCATGAAAGCCGCAGATGTTACCAAGACTGTTTTGTTCCTGATCGGACCTCCGGGTTCGGGCAAGACCACATGGGCACAACCTTATTTGGATCAAGGATGGACGCATATTTCAACGGATCAATGGATCGAACGAGTAGCTCGTGATCAAAAGAAAACCTACGGCGAAGTGTTCCAGTCTGAGATCAAAAATGCCGAACAAGACATGCAAGCTCGTTTGGACGCTGCTATTCAGGAAGGTCGCAACATCGTGTGGGATCAGACCAACATGAGTCGCAGAGGACGGCGTGCCAAGCTAGACAAATTGATCTCTGCAGGTTATACGGTGGATGCACATGTGTTCATGCCCGACGGCCTGGAATTGAACCGTAGGCAGATGAAACGTGCTATAGAAACTGGCAAGACCATACCGCAGAGAGTGATTGACATGATGATGGACAATTATGAGTCTCCAATCGAAGCTGAAGGATTTGCCAGCATAACCGACCATGCCTAGGAGAGCATGATGAATTATGAATTTCCGCGCATCGAATGTATAGAAGATGTTTTGCCAGCCATCAAAGGCCGCGACGAATTCGTAGTGGCTCATCGTGAATGGGGCACTGTGATCAACTATATGGTTTCCATGTCTGATACTTTTCCGGACGTGGACTCTCCAACGATGGCCTTGCGTCGTGAATGTCGTGGGCTGCTGTTCTATCCAGACGGTCGCATCATGAGTCGTCGCCTGCACAAGTTCTTCAATGTGAACGAGCGCGAGGAAACTGCTGCGCAACGGATCGATCTGAGCCGGCCGCATGTGATACTGGAAAAGCTGGATGGATCCATGATCACTCCAGTCTATACCGACAAAGGTATACGTTGGGGCACCAAGATGGGCATCACTGATGTCGGCCAGCAGGCTGAACAGTTTGTCAACCGTCATAGTGTTTATCAGGAGTTTGCGGCCGAATGTCGTATCGCGGGTGTGACTCCCATCTTTGAATGGTGCAGCCGCAAGCAGCGCATCGTGGTAGACTATCCTGAAGATCGGCTGGTGTTGATAGCCATGCGCAACAATGTGACTGGCGCTTACACTTCTTTCCAGACTCTGAAAGGACTGGGTTCATACTGGCATATACCTGTGGTGCGTGCCTATGCTGGAACCAGCCACAACATGCAGAGCCTGGTAGATGAGACTCGGGCCAGCGAAGGCATGGAAGGTTGGATCATACGTTTTGATGATGGGCAGATGCTCAAGGTCAAAGGCGAATGGTATCTACGTATCCACAAGACCAAGGACGGGCTTACTTTAGAAAAGAACGTGATCGATATGATCGTAAACGAAAAACTAGACGACGTCAAGCCGTTCATGTTGGACGAAGATCGTCGGCGTGTGGAAGCCTTTGAGAAAGAGTTCTGGGATGGAGTAGCCAACAGTGTGGAAATATACGAACGCTATTTCCAATCTGTTGTCAGCTCAGGACTGGATCGCAAGAGCTATGCATTGCAATATATGCCCACCGTCAAGGACAATGATCCTTTTGCTCCGTCATACGTGTTTGCACGGTTTGACGGCAAAGATCCGCGCACCTTGGTATTGGAAGCTATCCGCAAGAACATTGGCACTCAGACCAAGGTAGATGCTGCCCGAAACTTGTGGCGCGGTGCTCGGTGGAACTATTTGTTTGACGGAGATGCATGATGTTTGATTTTTTGCTAGAAGCCACACTATCCGAAAACATTAACCAAGAAGGAGTAGAATCATGATCACTATGAAAGAATTTTTGGAAGTTATCGACTATCGTATCACCGAAGGCAGCGACTATTGCTGGAAATCCTTTGGACCAAATGCACGCTGGCTGGACAGCAACACCAGCGATGACTATTCTGCCAGCATCATCTTTGATTCAAAGACACAGGAGGTGTATCGTGCTGAGGTATGCGACCACATAAACGATCGCGCCTATCGTCTGACCAATCCGACCTATGCAGAAGCCGTCAAACAGGAAGCCAAGGAACGAAACAACGACGATCTCCAGGCCTGGGACGAAGTAAAATGGACCGAGCTAGAGACCGCAGAGGATTGGGTTGAAAAGGCCACTGCTATACGCGATGGTCGGGAATACGACACACGTGTATCCATTCCGTTGGATCTGCCACACGATGTTCTTTTCCAACTGATGCGCATGGCACACGAGAAAGATATCACGCTGAATCAGATGATGATACAAATGGTCATGACAGCCGTTGACCGTGTGGATTTTAATCACGAAATGGACAAAGCATGATGCAGGAGATTCATTGGTTCATTATCGCATTAGCAATCGCTTTCATGCTTATGGGAATCTATTTATGAATAGGCCAATGTATGAAACTCATGTCAACAGACAAACAATCCGAGACGTTAAATAAGCATAGTGAAAGGAGTGCCTGACATGAAGAAGTTGGTACTCGTAACAATGTTGGCTTGTGCTGCTTTGCTTTCTGCACCAGCACAAGCACGCCATAGAGGATACCAGTGGGTTCCGCCAGCGATTGGTGGTGTCATAATCGGTGGGATCATCGTGGATCAATACTATCGTCATTCACCTCCAGTTTACTATCCACCTCCAGTTTACTATCCACCTCCAGTTTACTATCCACCCCCAGCCGTTTATGTAGATCCGCCCTTCTATCCTAGAGAGTGTAGGCGATACCGCAGAGTGGATGCCTGGGGCAATTGGATCATAGTGGAAAAATGCTTTTGATTCGATGCGTTAGCACACTGGTTGACACAGCCCACAGATGCTGTTAAAGTCAAGATGTTAGGTTAAAACAACACGGAGGCCAAGATGGGCTATCGCGTAATCAGCAAGACAGAAGACATCTTCCAGGGCTTTGGTCCGCGCAAGGGCCTCGAAGGTCCTTTCTATTATGATGGTCGCATCCTGTATTATGACCCCCGGGCTGGCCAGTATTGGGACCCACGCACCGACTTCTACGTGGAAAGCGACGAGCTGGCCCAGATCATCAGATGACACCAACCCAAGAAGATTACAAAGAAGCCCATGCAGTGTTTACTGCCATGGATGCAGTTCAGATGGGCGCGGATGATTTTGGACACGTGCTCACATTGGTAGATGCTGACTTTGCTGCATCCTTGCTGGAGGTGCTGGAGCGCAATCTAGCTCTGAAAAACCCACCAGAAATCAGGGTTTTTACGGAAGAAAAAATCCTAAAGAAATCAGTGGGTTAGCCTAGACTAAAAATCCTAAAGAAATCAATGACTTAGCACAGGTGTTGTATTTTTGCAACACCTGTATTTTTCGTGATTTTTCGGTTGACCGCACCTAAAACGGGTGCTATACTGTGAGCATGAATAAGGGAACGGAGAACACGATGGAGCGAATCAGGGAATACGGAGAGAAGGCCGCCTATGAGCAAGGTCAGTGGGGACGGCGTGTCGAGAGGCGCGCAGTCCTAGCGAACCCCTACAAGGATTCGGCGTTCGAGTTGGCCTGGGAGCAGGGCTGGCTGGACGAGGATAACGCCCTGCGCAATGGGTAGGGGATTGGACTTTTATGTAAAATGGACAGCGACCTCTGTGATAGTGGCTGCTGCGATGACCACCTCGTTTGACATCGTGCCGCTGAACAAGGTGCTGTTCTTGCTCGGATGCATGTTATGGACATGGGTAGGCTTCCTTTGGAAACAACCTAGCCTGTGGTCCTTGAACATCTTTTGTGGAACACTCTACATGATAGGATTCATGCGATGAAACTGCGCACGGCAGCAGCCGCTTTGGTCCTGGCAATGTCTTCCGCTGCGATGGCCGACGAGGTCAATCGCAAGTGGGATTGCTGGGACACCTACACGGACATCAAGATCGGCAGCGACCACACTGGCTGGGAACTGTCGATCACACCCAATCGAGTGACCTTGGTCTCTGCCGAAGGGCAGATCGTTGGATCCGTCGCGCGGAATGTGCGATTCGACCAGAACTGGATCAGCTTCGAGGCTTTTGCCATAGACCATGTGCTGACAGCCACATGTCGCAAGAACGATGTTGGACTGGTCGTGCACGGCGTGCCCTATACACTCCAACGCGGCAGCTGGACTCGTCGCTATGATGTGAGACCGCTGTGGGTGGACTGAGTGTTGCAAAAATACAACACCCTAAAAAATCTCAAAAGAAATGGTTGACAGCTCAGCGGTTTGGGTGCATAATTATGAAACTGAAACACTAAACAGGAGCGAAAAATGTATGAAGTTGACAGTGCAGTGCGAGAAGCTCGTGCAGAAGCCGCTAAGGCTACCAAGGACTTCATCGCCAAGCACGGCGATAACGACCTTTGCGGCTTTGCATGGGTCACGGTCCGCGAGAAAGGCAGCACCAAGATGGGTCGTGCGCTGATCAAGGCAGGCTTCCGTAAAGAGTATGGGGGTGGTCTTCAGATGTGGAACCCGTCGGGTCACATGACTCAGGCCATCACTGCCAAGGAAGCGGGTGCAGAGGCTGCGGCCCGAGTGCTTCGTGAGAAGTTGGGCGTGAATGCCTACGCTGGTTCGCGTTTGGATTAAGCCACACCGGGCGGATTGGTTGACAGTCCGCCCAAATGGCTGCATAATGGGAACATGAACACTCGGGAGAACGCAATGAGCAACTACCCAAATATGAGCTATTGCCAGTTCGAGAACACTCTGCTGGCCCTCAAGCAGGTGCTGGACACTATGGAAGATGAAGGTCCTATGTTCCTCAAGGAAATGAGCCGTACGGAGCGCCGTGCGTTTGAGGAACTGTTTGGCTACTGCAAGAGCTTCCTTACCCTCAGCGAAGAGCTTGAGGACGAGATGAGCCGCGAGGAGTATGACGGACAGCCCGACGAAGCTCAGGAAGCAGTATAATGAGCACACTCACCATCCAGCAAGTCAACTCTGCAATCATGCAGCAGACTTGGACCAACGATCAGCTGAACAGCATGGGCTCGGCCGTCAAGTATGCGCGAGCCCAGCTGGGTCGACAGACTGTGAGAGAGCTGCGCATGAGCTTGTGCACCCGCGATGGTGTGCTAGTTCGTTTCGTTGATCGTTCAGGACGTTATATCACTGGTACGGTTCTTGAGTGCAAGCTCAAGAACGTGATCGTTGAATGCGGCCGCACTCGTTACCGTGTGCCTGCTTCCATGTTAGAGGTCATATGAACCCGGAGGGTAAGAAAATGTTCACAGGCTTGATTGGTACCATCATAGGTGGTGTGGTGTTGTATTACCTGCCAGGCATCGTGAGCAAGATCGCACGTGGTGCCGGGCGGTATGGAAATGATCTAGCAGATCATCTGGAACGAGACTTTCCAGATGGCAAGGTCAACTTTGGCAACAAGAACAAGTGAGCCTATCATGATCCGATTCATGCTTGGTCTCTTCATAGTGTTTGGTGCTGTCGGAAATCTGGATTACGATCCAGAAGCCAGCTTGCTGGCCAACACCATCCTGGCTGTCATTGGGCTTGCGCTCTGTTGGTGGCCAATTTTGGACAAGACGCTGGTTGACGACAGCCCGTCTTTTTGTTAAACTGACTATAACGTCACCGAAGTGACATACACAGAGAAGGAAATATCATATGACTGACAAGACCTATACCATCGTTGGCACCTCTGTCTGCAATGGCAAGATGAAGGTCCGTTGGGCCACTGACATGATGCGCATCAAGGTTCTCCAGCGCACCGGTCACACCGACATCGAGCTCTTTGAGCTGCCTGAAGCCATGAACAAGGCTGACGCTGTGCAGTTCATGCTGGACAAGCATGGTGCCGCTATGACGCCTGAGCGCATGAAGGCAGCACGTTCTGCTCTGAACAAGCGCGGCGTTGAAGTGTCCGCAGAGGACGTGGTCGCTGAAGCTGCAAACGGGTAATGAATGGGCAAGTGCTAAGTCATTGATTTTGCTAGAGAAAAAAATCTCCGCAATTTCAATGACTTAGCACCAGAAAAACCCATAAAATAACGGTTGACAAACGGGTGGGTATGCACTAAAATAGTGACATAGAGTTAGGAGACAGAGGCAGGTCATGAAACGGATTCTTGCAGCAGGTGCGGTAGTAGCGGTTGCTTTGTCTGCCAGTGGTTGTGCAGTCCATCATGGGCCGCATGATCCCTACTATCAAGGCCACCATCGAGCGATCCAAGGACCTACTATCTATCCTACTCCTTATCATCGTCCGTGGTCACATACAGACCGCCAGAGTGCATATGAGCAGCATCAGTGGCATCGCTGGTATTCTTGCCAACGATACTACGGCGACCGTGGTCGTTGTGTCCACTAAATAATGCTGAAGGAGAGATCAATCATGAAGAAGTCAATGCTCGTATCGGTAGTAGCAGTATCCTTGGTCCTGACAGGTTGTGCACAGATGGGTCCTAATCAGACCGTGGGCACAGGTGTAGGTGCCGTGGGTGGTTATGCGGTAGGGCGTGCTCTTGGTGGTGGTTTTGTTGGTTCGGCGTTGGGTGCAGTAGTAGGAGCCACAGTGGGTGGCAACGTGGGACAGAGCATGGATCGACCTCCGGCAGTCTACTACGAGAGGCCTACGGCAGGCTACTACGAGAGGCCGCGCTGTCATATCGAACACCATTGGGATCATTACTACGGTGCCTACGTGGAACGCCGTGTGTGCCATCGTTATTAAGATGGTGTTGGTAGTGTCCAGCCTGGCCTTGATCGGATGTGCACAAGTGCAGAAGGTGTGTGACGCAAACGATCGTAGTCCAATTGAATCAGGCAACAGCCAGACAGGCAACAGCCAGGGATGTGTTGTCCCTGCGCTGATCAAGATAAGGTTTTAGAGTTTGAACGCGCCTGTAGCTCAATTGGTCAGAGCAGCGGACTCATAATCCGTTGGTTGGGGGTTCGAGTCCCTCCGGGCGTACCATCTTTTCGCAGGAAAGAAAAAGAAGTTTTTTGGCTAACTCAACCTTGATTGAAGTTGACCAGATAAATAGACATCATACTATGAGGACTATGATGCAAACAACGTCGGTAACATCAATGTTGGAAACATGCTCACCCGAGATCGAGGAACGCCAATCTTTTGGCAACACACTCGGTCACCAGTGGTATGCCAAGCCAGCAAGTAGTGATCCGGTCAGGTCCTCGTTGGGGGGCTGTTCCAAGTAAGAACAGACTCAACAAACAACAAGGACCCCGGATCGAAAGATACCGGGGTTTTTTATTCATCGGACACAAAGAGGTTGACTGGCGCAACGAAGCTTAGTATAGTACCATCACTACGTGCGATGCGGAACGAGACTGCGGAAGGCACGCTAAACTTCTTCCATATGGGCGGAGGCCAGGATGAAATCTGCGGCGGTAACGCAGAGAGTAAAATTGGTCGGCGATCATTGGAACGAATGTTAAAGTATATCTCGGTGTAGGATAGTCTGGTTCATTCCGCCTGCTTTGGGAGCAGGATGTCGCAAGTTCGAATCTTGCCACCGAGACCATTATTGGGGATTCGTCTAACGGTAGGACGTCGGATTTTGATTCCGACTATGGTGGTTCGAGTCCATCATCCCCAGCCAATTAGCCAATTTGGAGCGTTCGTCTATCGGCTAGGACGCTGGCCTTTCACGCCGGAAAGAGGGGTTCGATTCCCCTACGCTCTACCAAACACCATACTATTTTGTATATTTAATGTACCGATACCAGAGCGGTCTAATGGCTACGCCTGCAAAGCGTGTGATTCGTAGGTTCAAATCCTACTCGGTACTCCAAACGAAATGCGCTAGTGGCGGAATTGGTAGACGCACTGGATTTAGGTTCCAGCGGGCAACCGTGGGGGTTCGAGTCCCTCCTGGCGCACCAATGATCAATGGGGGTGTAGCTCAGTTGGGAGAGCGTTAGCTTTGCAAGCTAAATGTCGTCGGTTCGATCCCGTCCACCTCCACCAAATCAATTCCGCAGAACCCGAGCTAGGTGCATGGGCGTGACTGTTAATCACTGGTTAGCTGAGTTCGAATCTCAGATGCGGAGCCAATTTGACTCGTTAGCATAGTCTGGCCTATTGCGCCGCCCTGTCACGGCGGAGGACACCGGTTCGAATCCGGTACGGGTCGCCATATAAATGAGTCAGTAGTTCCAATTGGCAGAACGGCAGTCTCCAAAACTGCATGTTGTAGGTTCGAATCCTACCTGGCTCGCCAGTTTAGTTTGTTTGATTTTTTTCGGTTTTGCTCTTTTATCACTTGGCTAGATAGGTACGATTGAGCATGGTGTGGTTGTGGTCGGTAGGACCCCAATCACCATCAGGATGGAAAGCAATCACAGTCATGAAACTGTTTTCTGTGCGAAAGCGATGGCGTTCCTGCTCGGACAGAGAAAAGGTAGTGCCCGTGAGCAATGCATCTTCTTCTATCGCACCTGTTTCACCGTGGCTGCTGAATCCTTGTCCATCGATCACACAACCTATGCGTATGCTGGGGTGACGATGGAAAGTCTGGTCGATGCCAGGCGGGAAGTAAAGTAGATTGAGACTGCTGTCGCCCATGCGTGCTGGATACACCAGCAAGCTGTCGCTGCACCCATCGATGTAACTGAGTCGGCCTTGTTTTTCGACCCAGCCGATGGTGTTCATGACCATGTATCCTAGGCGCAAGACCAAGAACAAACGATCTTCGGCCACGCCGTTGACCTTATTGGCTACGCTGAGTCCAAAGTATTGTCTTGCTTCCAGGTGATGTGTTTTGCCATCCACTTCCAAGTGGGAGTTGCCATAGCTGTAGCCATAGATAGAACAATACTTGGCGAACTCAGGCAATTGGAACTTTTCGTTGTGGAACATGTGTCCTTTGGTAGGATACATACTGGTGAGTTGGTCAAGATTTTTGCCGATAAGCATTTGAAATATTTCCTTTCAATGAATATTTATTGTTCTAAAGAACAACCATGTCTGCCTCGAGCTAGGTTCGGGGCCGCGAATTCATTGCCGCCTGGTACATGCCAGTGAATGTTGGGTGCGAAAAGCCCAATACGGAGACATAACCGTAGCGAACGAGATCGCGGGGAAGCGGCGAAGTTGGAGAGTCACGGCAGACTGTAAATCTGTTGCCTTAGGGCTGAGTTGGTTCGAATCCATCCTTCCCCACCATAAATATCCCAACCAAAAGATTTGGTCAAACACAAGGATCAACCATGCCAAGCAGTGGTAGTATCTAGTCGATATTGACAAGTTAGATGTATCACATCTCCTGTTGGTATCGACGCAATATTCGCGTTAGCAGGAGAAGATCATGGGCTCCTTCATCCAAAATAGATTCGAGATCCTGGCACATTGGATCTCAGCGAACCTAGGACATCCTTATGCTTTCACCAGCGCACTTTTTGTCGTGACGCTGTGGGCAGTGACAGGACCGGTCTTTGGTTACTCAGACACGTGGCAGCTGGTGATCAATACCAGCACCACCATCATCACTTTCCTCATGGTGTTCTTGTTGCAGAATACTGGCAACAGGACCATTGAGGAACTGCACGAGCGCCTTAGGGTGCTTGAAGAACAGAACAATGAATTGTTACACGAGATCAGGCAGATGCGAGCTGCCGATTGATGAGATACAACATTGGTTATATACTTTTTGCTGTTTGCGGGCGGTTAGCTCAGTGGTAGAGCGCCTCGTTTACACCGAGGATGTCGGGAGTTCGACCCTCTCACTGCCCACCAGACATGCCGGATTAGCTCAGCGGTAGAGCAGCGGTTTTGTAAACCGAAGGTCGGGAGTTCAATCCTCTCATCCGGCACCAATTTATTGCGGGTTACGTCAGTGGTCAGACTATCAGGCTCATAACCTGAAGGACGGAGGTTCGAATCCTTCACCCGCAACCATACCAAAATAATTAACGCAGTTGGCATTGAAAAATTAAGGAAGTGTGGCAGAGCCCGGTTTAATGCACCTGACTTGAAATCAGACGAGGGGGCGACTCCTCCGTGAGTTCGAATCTCACCGCTTCCGCCAAACCTGGTTTGGCTGTTTTGAAGATTAAGGTGGGTTGGCCGAGAGGTTGAAGGCACTGGTTTGCTAAACCGGCGTACCTTGTAAAAGGTACCATTGGTTCGAATCCAATACCCACCGCCATATCGCCTCCGTAACTCAGTGGACTAGAGTCATGCGCTTCGAACGCATTGGTCGGGGGTTCGAATCCCTCCGGAGGCTCCAGGGCATATAGTTCAGTTGCGGGCGTGATGTAATGGAAGCCTGAAACCCTGCCATGGTTTACGCACGAGTTCGATTCTCGTCGCCCGCTCCACTTTATCCCACCTAGTATTCTCACGGACATCGCAATGGGAGTTTGGTGACTTTGGGCCGGTAACTCAATAGGTAGAGTATCAGACTTTTAATCTGAGAGTTGTGGGTTCAAGTCCCACCCGGCCCCCCAAACTGCAAGCATGGTGGAATTGGCAGACACGAGAGACTTAAAATCTTTTGCTTAGGCGTGCCGGTTCGAATCCGGCTGCTTGCACCAGGAATACCAAAATAATTTTTTCAGCCCTAGTGGTGGAATTGGTAGACACGCCTGACTCAAAATCAGGTTCGCAAGAGTGGGGGTTCGAGTCCCTCCTGGGGCACCAAAATAAATAAAAAACTGCGAGAGAACATGTTCTTTACAAAGCTAAAATTACCTGTTGAATTGAAGCCATATGATTATGGAATGAACAACCCAGAAGAATTCTGCGAGTTGGAAATGTCAATGGACCATATCAATAGAGAGTTGCATGACTTTTTACGCAGTCTAAATTTAGAAATAATAAAGCCTCGATATTTTCACAGCGGCCCTCCACATATATATCGCTTGCACATAGACATTCCAACAAGACCAAATCGTTACACAAGGCTGAACTGGGTGTTTGGTGGTGCAGGAAGCGAAATGGTTTGGTATGCATCGAAACCAGGCAAGGTTCCAACTGTGATGCAAAATAACTTGGGTGAAAATTATCAAATATACGACCTTGAGGATTGTGACGAAATTGGACGAGGACATGTTATTGGTCCAAATCTTGTGGACGTGGGTACCATACACAATTTAATAGGTGGTAGCGAACAGCGACATTGTTACTCTTTCTTTCTTAGAGATAAGAAAGGAAACGGTGATAGACTAGAATGGTCACAAGCGATTGAGAAATTTGCTCCGTTCATGGAGAGATCATGAACGCTACCTCTGACAGATGCTATAGAAATATCAATATACCAGTGGATTTCAGGCCATGGGACTTTGGTTATGCAAACAAAAATGAATTTTGTGAGCTTGATATCAAGCCCAACATGGTCAATACAGAAATACATGATTTTTTTGATTCAATTGGTCTTGTGCTTTTACGAGGAAGATATTTTCATTGTTTGCCCGGTGTGAGATACAATTTACACACAGACAATAAATTTGAATCCAGTAGAGAACTGATAAAAGTCAATTGGGTATTTGGTGGTGCAGGCAGCAATATGATTTGGTACAATCTTAAACCAGGTAAAGGTCCTAGGATCTATAAAAATAGCATGGGCGAAGAAATAGTAGGGTACAATGAAGAAGACTGTGTTGAAATATGCCGTGCACATATTCCCAAACTGGCGATTGTAAATGTTGCGGTTGTGCATACAATACAAAATGCAAACGAATTTAGAGATTGCTATTCTATGGTATTGGCGCACAAGCATAATAAAGTAAGATTGGAATGGAATGAGTCTATGGAAAAGATGTCTCCATATATCACAAATTAGGTTGTTCTAAAACAAGCAATCTGTTATATTACAATATTGCGAGCGTGGAGAAATTGGTAAACAAAGGAGGGCACGATGCCTAGCGTATTCTTAGTAAGCGATACGCACTTTGGTCACGAAAAGTGCTGCACGGTCTTCAAACGTGTAGACGGTAACCCGTTGCGTCCTTTTGCTTCAGCAGAAGAAATGGACGAAACCATGATCGCACTCTGGAACGAACGTGTGCGCCCTTCTGACAAGGTCTACCACTTGGGTGATGTAGTGATCAGCCGCAAATACCTCAAGACGTTGAGCCGGCTCAATGGCGACAAGGTCTTGATCCGTGGCAATCATGATATCTTCCACTTGGAGGACTACCTGGAGCATTTCCGTGACGTGCGTGGTTACCATGTGATGAACGGACTTATTTTAAGTCATATCCCTGTCCACGAATCAAGTCTTGGTAGGTTTGGTTGTAATATACACGGACACTTACACGCCAACAGAGTTATGAAGGCGAGAGGTGTCGATGTTAGAACTGGTGAAATCTTATACAGCGATGAGATTGATCCAAGATACTGGTGTGCCTGTGTTGAACAAACAGACTTCGCTCCTATCCTGTTCGAGGATGTCTTAAAGAGGATTACGGAACAAGGTGGCACCGTGGGATTTAGAAACGGCAATGGGCCCACGATGTGAGTGTTGACACCGTGGGCTTCATGCATATATAATGCCTGTGTGAAAAGATATGCGGGTGTAGCTCAGTGGTAGAGCTTCTGCCTTCCAAGCAGAATGTCGTGGGTTCGAATCCCATCGTCCGCTCCATTTTCATGCATTTACATAGAGGAAATCTAAATATGAAAAAAATCATCATCGCAGCACTGATGTCAATTGGTATCATGGGCGCAGCTAGCGCACAAAGTATCGTTACCGACGGTAAGACTTATGTTTCAGTTGGCGCCGGACGTGTGACAGCGTCCAACGACAAACGCACTGACTACAGTGTGACAGTTGGTCGTGAAATTGATCAGCAGCTACGTGCTGAACTGTCATATGACTATCTTGATCCAAATTCAACGACGAATGTTGCACGCGGTCAGGCAGTGATGGGCAACGCCATCGGCCAGTTCAAGGTCCCCGGAACCATCTTTGTTCCTTATGCTCTTGTGGGTACCGGTTATGGCTGGGACACCTTTGGCGATCGCGCACTGTACCAAGCAGGTGCAGGCGTGCGTGCTGAAGTTACCAAGCAGGTTGATCTGGATCTGCGCTTTAGGCGTATCGGCAATTTTGATAACGATGCACACAGCAATGTTGTCGCTGCTGGTGTCAGCTTCAAGTTCTGATTGATATGAAGCTGGGCATCGTCGGAGTTGGTGTGATTGGTCGTGCGGTGCTTGCCGCCGCAGAGTCCAAAGGCTTCGAGACGGTGCTGGTAGATCATGCTTTGCAGGATTCACACAGCCTGCAAAGCATGTTATCTCAAAATACAGATGCCATCTTCATCTGCTTGCCTACTCCGGCATCGCCAGATGGAGGTTGTGACATTTCGACATTGCGTTCTGTATTGAATAGGATAGCATACAGAGGATATGATGGTCCCATCATATCGCACAGCACGGCTCCGTGGAAGTTTTATGAATCCTGGAGCCAGATCATGCGCAATCTTGTGCACGTGCCAGAGTTTGTGACAGGCGCTGGTGCCAATCAAGAATACAAACAACAACAGCGCATGATAATTGGTGGTGAGCTTTGGTCGACCAAAGCTGCTGCCGTGATACTGAATGCTTTGCTGTCACCGCAAGAGCTGATCCACATGCAAATAGGTGAAGCAGCTTTTGTGAAGTATCTGGCCAATTCGTTCCTGGCCACCAAGGTGGTATTCATGAATCAGATGTATGATCTTTGTCGTGCAGCTGGTATGGATTGGAACAACGTGAGTGGCGCAGCCCAGAGAGATACTAGGTTGGGAAACACACATTGGCAAGTACCGGGTCCAGATGGTCAGAGAGGATTTGGGGGAGCATGCTTTCCCAAGGACACTGATGCATTGTTACATCAGTCTGATCAGCTGGGGATCAGACTTTCGATATTGGAAGCGGCCCTAAAGGCCAACGAAAAGTTACGTAAGATATATTAAGGGGTTTGTATATCATGACATGATCAAGAAAAACGAAAAGGCCGCAGTAGCCTTTAAGCAGCGCATCTTTCGTGGATGCAGCGATGGGAAAGACATATAGAACAATATAGATCAGCAAACGGAAAGCGGTGCTCTAGCACCGCTTTCTCTTGAGTGCCCCAAGATCATCTCATTATAGGCTACGATAAATATTTGCAAGAAACATCACAACAGACAACCATGTTATTAAGGAACACACTATGAAGATGACGATCATCGATTACAGCAACGAAGGCATACTGTATGTGGGCGACAGCCAAGCTGTAGTCAATCAGCTCAAGGCTGGTTTGGTAGATACAGAGATGCGCATGTTCTATCCACGTCATCCCAGTTACAACAAGATCATACGCGAAGAGATCATGTTGCAAGACAAGCATGTGTTCGTCAAACGAGACAATTCCGTGGTCGAGCTGCCAAAGACAGCTTTCAATCCTGCATACCTAGAACGACGCCGAGTAATCAGGCTGCGTGCACCTCTCATGGAGATGCTGATACGCTTTACATGGACCAGCACACAGATCTGCAGACAAACAGCATGGGAAGGGTTGGAGAACAATCTACAGTTTGCTCTGCGTGACTGTGATCCCAATGCTGGCGTGTGGAGCGATGCCATACAAGAATACTCGCAGATCAACAACATAGAACCCGAGTATGCTTACAGAGAAATCAAGCTACAGATGGACAATATACACAGCGTCAAGATGCGTGTGTATGGCTTTCTCAAACATTTTTCAGACAAGATCAATCAGGTGCAAGACGAAGAACAAGCCCGCAAGATTGCTGCAGATATGGAAAACAAGTTTTTCAAGGACACATGGATATGAGATCTGCATACTGTTTCAACGCCAATCGATTCAAGGATCTGCCAGGCGAAGATGTGCGCCGCTGGAACACTTTGTTTGAGCTCATCAACTTCAACGTCACATTCATCGATCGCACTGGTGGTATCACCATGCCCATACGCAGTTCCTTTCCCAAACAGTTGACCATGCCTGTTTACGATTCAAACTTTGACATGACCTATGAAGAATGCTGCCAGGCACGTGTGAGAGAGATCCTGGCCAAACAGATAGAGAAGGATGTGCCCATACGTTTGCTCTACAGCGGTGGTATCGACAGCAGCCTCATCCTGACCAGCTTCATCAAGGAAATTGGCCAGGCTGAAACCGAGAAACGTGTGCAGTTGGTGCTCAGTGTAGAAAGCATCGAAGAAAATCCTTGGATGTGGGAACGTGTGTTGCGCCGCAGCCGTTTCCAGATGCTGAACGGAGAGGCACATGCTGGAGACTGGAGACAGGATCGCATCTTGATCGGGGGCGAGTTCAACGATCAGGTGCTGGGATCAGATCTATACAAAGACGTGGTGCGCTGGAAGGGTGATGCCATACTGGACCAACCTTGGACAGAAGATCTCATGACCGAATACTACATGAGAAAGATCAGCCGTGAAGACGCAGAAATGTGGACACGCATATTCAGCCAGCATCTACGCCGTGCTCCGTGTTCGGTAGAAACTGTGGCTGACTGGTGGTGGTGGATCAACTTCAGTTGCAAGTGGAACTCGGTCTACTTCCGCATCTTGATGTATGCACGCGATCATGCCAACATCAACGAAGACTATCTCAACAACTATTACTACCAGTTCTACGGCGACGAAAACTTCCAGCGTTGGAGCATGGTCAATCGAACAGACAAGATCAAAGGCAGCTGGCATACCTACAAGTGGAAGGCACGTGAGCTGGTGGCTGATTTCTGTGGACAAGAATATCTGCAGAAGATGAAGCGCGGCAGCCTGTGGCGCTTGTTGGGCTACAAGCGCGGAGCCGAACTGATAGATGACCAGTATGACTATGTGATGGACGTCACAGCAGCTGATTGGTATGAACCCAACAATTCGTTTAGAAAGGACGCACGATGAAGAAGATCAAGACTGCCCCAGACGCCAAGGGAGAACTGTTGGATGTGTATTGGCAAGACACCTTGGTCAACTGTCCGGCCATGAGCACTCTTCTCAAGGTATATGCTGAGACTCTGGACCGGGGTTATGCCAATCCTTACGTGACATGGAGCAACAAGAATCGCGTGGTCTGGGCACAGTCCAGAGCCCAAGTCATCGTGGGTGGTATCTGCTATGAGTATGTACCAGAACCCAAGATGGGCTGGATCGTGCTCAGCTTTACAGACCCTGCTTGGCGTGGCCGTCGCATCAATGAGATGTTGCACACGGTCATGGAAGAAGATGTCAAGAAGCTGGGCGGTGAGCGCATCTCTAGCTTGGTGCATGTGGACAACATCAGCCGGCAGAAGTCAGCTGAACGTGTGGGACTCAAGCCGCAGTTTTATCGCATGAACAAGGTTCTTTGATGCCCAAGAAGTTGGTATGGTTCCATGACAATCTCTTGCTGTCCTATCACAATCCGTTGCTGACCGAAATAGCGGCCAACAACCAGTATCTACAGCGCCTGGTAAAACCAAAGCACTCGCAAAATCCCAAACTGCTTTGGCATCAGACCATGCATGTGGTGTGCCAGACCAACATGACCATGATCGACCAATCTGGTACCAGCCGAGATCATGGTGACGGTATGAACATAGTGCCAACCTCTCACCTGGCAGGATTGCCCTCCAGCTTTGATCACACACGCGGCTCTTACATAGATCAGCATTTCAAAGACTCTGCCATGCAACGTGTTGATCAACTGTATGACCAAGCCGAGAGGATCGGCGCAGAAGAAATACGCATCAGCTGGAGTGGAGGCATAGATTCCAATGCTGCATTGGCGTCAGTGATGATGCATCCTCGAAGTATGCTGTGGATGCGCGACGGCCGCATCGTGATCTATACCACACCCATGGCCAAGAGGGAAGACATAGACATATGGAACTGGTTGGTGTCTTCGGGACTGCCTGTGAGATATCTCGATTATGATGCCTTGGTAAAAGATCAAAGCAAATGGTTGTTTGTGACAGGCGATGGAGAACCATATGGCAGCACGTTTTGCAAGCTGCACAAATCGCACGTCGCACAAGAAGACATAAGATACGGACATTGGTCACAGATAGAACCTTATATGTTGGAAAAAGATCCAACAGGCTTGGCCTGGAACTATTTCAAGGCCTTGATAGCCAAGAGTCCCATTGCGATCGACACCAGTTTACATGCATGGTGGTGGCTGGAGGCAAACATCACCGAGCAGAATTTCTTCTACAGGATACCCAGCTACTCAACAGCCGGCGCGATCGACCCAGCTCTGGCATTGCCAGGCGAAAGGATGTTTTGGTTCTTGGGTTCACAGGATTTTGCGGATCATGGCATATACTCCGTGGTCAACAGGCTGATACCAGAACAGGATGATCAAGTCAAGCTACGACTGAGAGAGCTGGTGGCACAATGGCAAGGATGGACAGAACCCAAACCCAAGAAGAAATACTTCAGCCAGTTCCTGATACCCAAGCGCATCAGGAAGACACGCATATACGAGGATCTCACATGGGATTTCTGTTTGGATTTTGAGGATTGGTTCAACACATGAAAAAATGGGAAAATCTGTTAGTGGTCATTGACAAGTCAACAGAAAGATTGGTATTCCGATCGTTCTGGACGGAATGGCCACAAATGATACCTGGCAACAATAGATTTGCAGTGCGCAACTGGCGAGGCTGGAATGATTGGACCAATGACGATTGGAACAACTTTACTCTAAGGTGGCACAATGTCATGCATCCAGTTGAGCGTGCAACACCGGACGATGTTCTTTCTGATGAAGATCGTGCACGTTTACCTATCGAAAGAGAAAAGTCTGCCGTGGCATGGCACTGGCTGAATGTGTTGCATGCGCTTCATCGCAGCACCGAAGGCATGATACAAGGCATACACATGTATGATTCAGCTGCTGAAAAAGAACTCTTGGAACAGGAACATCAGGCTGTGAAAGATCTGATACGACGGGACTTGTCTCAGCATTGGGCAAGGATATGGAATGCCTCCACCATGGAGGAAATAGAAAACCTGGCTGAAGAACTGAGATTTACCAGTCGCAACAGCCAGGCTTATTTTTGAACGACTACAATCGCATCAAACGATGCTGGTGTTGCGACTGTTAGCGATGTTGTTGCTGTCGTTGTAAGCATTACGGGTATTGAAATGTGCCTGGCAAACAGGATCCGCCAGATACTCGTTCCAAGTAGGTTCATCTTTCCACATTGTGGTGATGACTTGCGTGGTCTTGTCTTCGCTCAATGTGGTGGTGCTGCTGAGTATCTTGCCCGAATCCATGTATGCTGCATTGTAGTGTGTCATAAACTCATCAGCGGGCCGATAGAATGGCACGTTGTTGTTTTGACGAGTAAAAACCCTCTGAACTAGAAACATATCGTTTTCTCCTATAGAGTGCGCCCAACAAATGGGTGTGAGCTACATCTTTTTTTATTTATCCGCCCTTGACACGATTCACGTGCGATCGTAAAATACACAAGTTGACATCTAAATGAACTGGACATCTGTTGCTACAGTAGCTGACGACCTGCTATATATTATATAGACCGCAAAACACTGAAAGGATTAGGTTTGATGAGATCTATCATAGACAAGATGCTAACCCATAGTCCAGTAGTGCTTCTAGCCGTCATCCTCGCAGGCTCGGCTGAGGCCCAAACCAAGCCGTATCGTATGCAAATTCCAGTCATATGTGGGCCGGTTGAACAAATGACGGACCCTGTCATGAGTAACAAGGGGGAGTATAAGGAACAGCCGTATATTGGTTGGGCCGTTCAAGATGGGTTATTTGGAGTCATAACACTGAATCATGAGACTAAGACTTCTACAATATTCTTAATCAAAGAAGACCAGGCCTGCATTTTGACTAGCGGCACCGATACTAAGATATATGAACCAAGAAAGGGGGTGACCCCCTTTCTTCAAAATCCGCAAGAAAGGGGAACCGGGGAACATGATAAAAAATGATCACTGAAATACCGCGTCCCAAAAGACGCAGTTGACTATGTTGCTGGCAAGATTCGTGCCGGAGGCAAAGGTGTCTGAAGACAGATTCAATGCCTGCCCAAGCATATACCG